TAATACCTAATAATTCCATATTATTAGAGAACGTCATGTTCTCCAATTGTTCAATATTATCGTCAGTTATAATACGCATTTGCATATTCATTGTATTTAATTCTTGTAGGAGTAACTTGAAAGAGTATGGAACATCTACAATACTGAAATCACGACCGTGTTTTGTTACGTTTATAATATTCATATTATTACCATCAATCGAGCCTGAAAACTTAATTGGTCCATCCGCCATAGGACTTATAAATAGTTTCTTATCAGGATTATATATAGCCATCATACCAGTTTTATTACAGACAGCAATTCTATATTTATCAGAACGTTCCATCATGGATTCGCGTAAAAAATCAGATACGCCGTGTGATATAAGGGAGTCGCGTTCCATTTCTCCAATACGTAAACCACCGTCGTTGGCGCGACCACTAACTGGTTGTTTGGTTAACGCGGTAACAGGACCTCTAGCACGATAATTAATTTTATCTTTCGCCATGTGTTTTAAACGCATATAATAAGTAGGTCCTATAAAAATTTCCATTTCCAGTTGATTACCGGTTTGACCATTATACATAATTTCATTGCCACTCGAATGATAGCCAAATTGAGTAAGTGCTTCACCATATACACCAACCTTAGAACCTTTATTAACAAACGCAGTTCCATCCCCGAACCCTCCCATTATAACGCTTGCCTTTGCTGTAGTAGTTTCAACCAATTGACCAATGGTCATTCTAGATGGAATTGCGTGGGGGTTCATAATAATATCGGGTCGCATTCCTCCGCGGGTAAAAGGCATATTAGCTTCTGGAACAACCAGACCACAAGTTCCTTTCTGTCCGTGTCTCGAACCAACTTTATCACCAAATGTAGGTATTCTAATGTCTCGAATTCTCACCTTTACAATGCGTTCTCCTTCTTCGCCCTCTGTTATAAATGTTTTGTCAACAATACCCATTTGACCTTTTTTTGTCCCTTTGGATGCGTCAGTCTTTTTACCCTGATTTGTAGTGTACATACCGATTAATATAGTTTTTTCGTCTACAATTGTCCCTTCTCGAATAATACCATATTTATCCAATTTACTATAATCATAACCCGTTTTCATACCCATTATTTCACCATTAGATTCTACATTGGCGAACTTGGTTTCCATTATTCCATCAGTAGTTTCACTCATTTCTTCGTGCGCCTCATATCCTGTAAAATAAGTAGTATTGAATAGACCACGTTTTAGAGAACCTTCATTAATTAATACAGAATCTTCCATATTATAACCACCGTATACCATAATTGCGACAATAGTATTTTCACCATAAGGCATCTCCTCTTTATTTATATACTCAAGATATCGTGTTTTAACCAAAGGTGTTTGTCCATAATTCAAGAGAACAGCGGATTTATCGATACGTACATTATAATTACTATGATACACAGAACACGCTTGTTTGCTTTGACCACACGAAAACGCATTACGCGTTGGAGGGTTGTTCTCGGGAAAAACAATAAGACTTCCCATAGTACCAAACATAAGAGATGGATGTATTTCGAGATGTGTATGTGGCTTCAAATCAATGTCTTCGATATCCATACAAATCATAGCATTCTCAGTTTCGTTACTATCTATATAATCAATGATGCCCTTATTTTTAATGAATGTATCTATTTTCGCAGGGTTTGTTTCTGTAGTAACGGCGCTGAATAATTCATTAAGTTCGTAGATTTCATATTTATTTTTCTTATACTTGATATGTTCCTTGTGTTTATTAAAACCAAATACTAAATTATTCCAGTAATAATCACCCGACGAAAGTTTATCTTTAACGTTCTCATACGACATTTTATTAGTCAATTCATCCTTATAGAATATTGGTCTACATAAGCGACCGCCGTCAGTATATATAAAAATAACATTTTGTGTTATATCAAATCCAATACTAGTGTAAGGTGAAAGTAATCCATTTCGTCTGTATAATTTAATTTTACGAACATTCTCAAATGGTTCTGTTATAGAACCACACCAATACCCATTGACAAATACCTTTGTCATTATTGATAACATTTTGTCACTACATTCATATGTATATTTGAGGGCAATCTTTTCACGTAACCACTCTATCATAGGTTTACGGTTACCGATACCTCCATGAGAAACTTGCGTCATAATAGCAAGGTGTTTATGTAGACCAATATTACCACCATCAGGAGTATCGAGAGGATCTAAAAACCCCCATTGGGAACCGTGAAGAAGTCGCGGACCAGTTACTTTAGCACTTGAATCTAACGGTAAGTTTGTTTTACGTAAATGTGCAAGATACCCGTTGAATGATAAGCGGTTTAAATCCTGAACTACACCGATTCGTTTGGTAGTAGGTTTCGCTCCCCAGTTTCCTTTAAATGCTTTCGAGAAACCCTTTTCTATGATGCGTTCTCTGAAAATCTCATTTTTATAAGTATTTATCATTCCAGATAAATCAGACGCGTATAAATTAAGATTTAAGTTAAGTCGCTTATCGTATTCTAACCTAATATGTTTTTGTTGCTCAGTATAATAATCACGAAATAGTTCATACATAAGAGAACCTACCAATTCAATTCGTTTATATTTAAAATTATCACGGTCAGTTGGTAATTCGATATTATTCATAACAGATAACATTTTGAAAGTCATATGACCCAAGAAATATGCCTTTTCTTTATAATTGGTTTCTCCTATATGAGGTAATAAGTAGTCCGATAAAATTTCTAATCCGTGTTCATATAATTTGCCTTTTGTTAGTGAGGCAATAAAATAAATGGCTAGTTCTTGTGTGAGAATGCCTCCTGCGTCATGAACAGATGGTATAAAATCGTCTATCCATGGTTCATATTTATCTAAATCCAATAAGCATGTGGAAATTATATCTTTATCACTCAAAATACCAAGAGCACGCATAACAATAAATAGCGGAACAGGTTTTCTAACATTCGGGATATTAACAACTATATTATTATTAGTATACTTCACATTTGGTGCTACCAGAGAAATGGAGAATTTTCGAATAGGTTTTGATGGGTTCTCTGAAACACTTCTGATTTCAGCAGAGTATAAATATTCTAATTCAGTTTCGTCTTCGTCGTCATCGTCTTTTATAAACTTTCGTATATATAACATATTATCGGCAAATTTTTCTTGTGAAACCACGGTTTTTTCCTTGCCTGCTATAATAAAATATCCACCAATGTCTTGTTTACATTCTCCCATAGTGAAGCGTATTTCTGGTGTTAATTTATTCAATATACAGAAATCTGACTGAACCATAATAGGAAATTTACCTAGATATACGTTCTCAATTGTCTCTACACGTTCATATAGATTATTACCTTTCATTGACTTCTCTACATTTTCTCGTACCTCCTTCGCTTGATTTGTAGTGTATTCATATTCTCTCACTTGTAAATTATCATTACGGGCACCGCCGACGGTCAGTTCTTGTGACTCATTTAATGGAACATTATTCAAGCCACCATCCTTTTTATAATTTTTAAACAAATATGACTGTTTATAGTCGTGATTCGTTTCGTTAAACTCGTCAAGATTTGATTGTTGTCCGCCAAGCGTACGAACTTCACCATCATCGAGAATATCTGTATATACAATTTCAACGTCATAGTGAATGGGCATACCATATGTCATGTTGCGTAAGCGTGCTTCATTTGGAAACATGTAATGAGAATCGTCGTTCGAATCGTATATAATTGGTTTACCAAATGTTATTTTCGTTCCATCACGCCCACCTAGATATATCTTACATTTGTTCTTATAATCATCTGTAGATTTATCATAATTTGACTCAAGTTGTATTGGATTTTTCTCTTTAAATATCTGATATATACCAGTTTTGAAAAACTCGTTATACGATTCAAGATTATGACTAACTAAACTATCGGGAGCATCTTTAAAGTATGTATCTAGCATTTTCCATATAACATTTTCGTCCATGAGGTTACTATAATATTTAGGTATATTTATTTTTACATTGTTAATTCGAAATATTAATTTACAAATTGGAATATTTAGAATTCAAAGAATGTGCGTTCGATTTTTATTTTTATAAGCATTTGTCACGATCAAGTATATTTCAATTACTTCATAAAAACTCATTAATTACCATCTGTTTTAAGCAACACAATAGTAAATTATATAATTGTAGTATATACAGACAATGAACGACGTAATGAAATCCCTTTTTGGTCCTTTGGATAAAGAATATTGTCTTTATTTCTATTATTTATCTGTCTTCGGATTCGTTTTTTTCATAATTGCTTTTTTAACCATGATTCGCTTAGCGATTGCGAAGAAGCGTACCAGTGTGTTTTACGCGAATTCCACAATGGTATTGCTAGGATATGGAATTTTCTATTTCCAGAATAGACTACTCCATACTATGTGTAGCAATAGTTTATGAACAGACTAATTCACAATAATCGTTAAAATGTATATATTTTTTTATTAACTCAAAATATATACCGAATGGATAACTTATATTACTCAAATTATTGTAAGCATTGTAAAAAGGTTTTAGATTTTTTATCTAAAAGTGGAATTGCAGAAAAACTAAATTGTATATGCATTGACAAAAGAAAGCTTAATACAAATACAAATCAAACGTTTATACAATTAGATGATGGAAAACAGGTATTGATGCCACCTAATCTTTCATCGGTTCCCGCATTACTATTAATAAATAAAGGTTATTCTATTGTTTTAGGAAGTGATATTATAAAACATTATGAACCTGAGATAAAAAAGAAATTAGAATCAGTAAACTTCGGCGATAGTGAACCAAGTTCATATTCTTTAAAGTCATCATCTGGTGGTTCGAATATAGTATCAGAACAATTTACATTTTATGATATGTCACCAGACGAACTCAGTGCAAAAGGAATGGGAGGACAACGCCAATTATATAACTATGTTCCAGTTAGTAATACAAGTGCCATGATAGCGACTCCTCCCGATACTTACAAACCAGATAAAGTAAGCAATGAAGTAACTATAGATACACTCCAACAACAAAGAAATTCGGATGTACCTATGAAAAATTCAACTCCTCAGTATCAATATCAAGTACCTGAATTATAAAATTATTTACTACAATTGTTCTATATTGCATAAAAATCCAATAATTTTGTAAATTAATAAAAACTACTGTAAATTTTCGAAGATTTGAAAACAATTACATTGTGAAAAAATATATAAAGACTTAAACAATTATTATATAAAATGGCGACTAAATCAGTTTCACTTAAAGCATTTAATACACATTTTGACGAATTTATCGAAGATATAATAAACGTATTTCCAGACAATGCTGATATTAAATCATCAAAAAACATGGTTCGAATGGCACGAAAAGTTAACGTTACGCTGATTGTTAAGTTATGGTATTCATGTATTTATGCACCATACAAGGAGAGAATTGATTCTGGCGATTTAGAGTTTTTTATTAATAAGAATTACTGTGAAGATTTAAATGGAGTATCGAACTCTCAAGATATTATGAAGTCCATTGATTCATTGCGGTCACCTATAAGTGAGATGAGCGCATTAAACAAAGACCATTCTCTCAAATATATTCAAAACTTATGCAAATTATCCGAGTTGTACAATTCATTATGAATAATTAATTCAATATACATCAGAAGTAATACGGAACAAAAAAAATACTAATATATTATAATATAGGATACTATATTAGTTACAAACAATCACAAAACCGAATATGATGTTTTATGATATAATACAAAATTATTATATTATGAAGGTATTTTGTCCCATTTTAAATGATCGAAGGTGTATATACGCAACAAGGACGTATAATTTGTGTGTTAATTGTATAAAAAAATAGTTGTTCAAGAACAACCATTTTTAAATTATTGTTTATTTTGTATTTTTTATCATCTATTGTTTATTTTGTATTTTTTATCATCTATTGTGTATTTTTTATCATCTGTTGTGTATTTTTTATCATCTGTTGTGTATTGTTTATTGTGTATTGTGTATTGTTTATTGTCAATTTAACATGATGCGGATGCGACATCATTACCTTTATTATTATTACTCTGTTTGAGTGCGTTTGCATACTCTCGTGTCTTGTAACTCACATGATATAGTTTCTCTTTTGGGGTCATTGCGTTGTAATACTTAGATACGATATCACGCGTAACTATAGTAGGATGTCCACTGTCAATTGTCGGAATATAATATGTATTGTGTAAATTATAAATGTGTGTGAATATAGATTTGCTAATGCGAATGGATTTACCCATTTTCTTAACGTAATACGAAACATATGCATTATGAATTTCCTTAATCAAGTCATACGATTGTCTATAGAATTGATAGAACAATCGTTTGTACATTGGGAATTCGAATAAGAATTCATTTACCTTTCCTGTTTCGAATAAACTGAGATAATGATAGTGAATATTTTGATTGTTTCCTCTAATGTCCTTTACACGTTCATATGATACGTTTGGAATCTTTACTCGATTTCCATTTATTCTATTGTGAATCATTATTCCTGTGTTATATTTTTCAGAATAATTACATATATCTTGTACATTTTTTCCATTGATATCTACTATGCATGGTAATAATATTGGTAAGTTGTCAATCGAACCATATTCAAAAGCATTGAGTACCATATCACCAAGAGAATAAGAAGTTATAGTATCCCTTTCAATCTTGAAACCCGCTACCAAATAAAGTGTAGGTTTCTCGATATTAATAACAATATGGTTATTTGGGTGTTGTAGAACAAAACTATAATTAAAATCTACGTTGCATTTAGATACCACTCTGGAATCATTCAAATTTGAATTGGACTCTTCACCTAATGCCTCCATAAACATCTGACGAAAAGTCATCTGTTTGTCAAATTCACTTGAACCGTCATATTGAGTTCTATAATACCAATAATTGCCCCCGATAGCAGATTTTGTAGCAATTTCCCAACTATTAATGAATTTATTATAAAATAGATTTATCATAGTGCCTTCAATTACCTCATTAGCATAAATTTGTTGAGTAAAATCGAATAAACTGTTTGTATCCCCGATTTTAAATGATTCTATAGGAAATGATTTAGATGGTGCGATAGCAACTATGCTATCATTACATGTAATGATAGAACGATAATTTTTTAATCCGTGATATCTTGCATCCGTTTTATAAATAACGACCAAATCACTAACTGAAATATCTTTATCTTTGCATAACTTGGCGATTTTACAACAATTTGGTTCACAAGTATCTCTCTCGAGTTTGAGACTTGGTAGTTGTAGAAAGAAGTCACACGTAGGTTTTAAAATTCTTCCTTGTGCCCCATAGTTATTTATCCATTTGCTGAAATCCTCATCATCGTCCATTAGTTTACATAAATCTTCCACGAATGTTTCAGATTGAACCCCATTTAAACCACCACCGTTACTGTTACCGTTACCTTGAGTTGTTTTTTCCTCATCTTTTTTTTTATAATTATAAATTGTATAATCAGTATCTCCTTGATTGTAGACCTTCTTGTTCATTTCTGGAACATTTAAAATGTTTTGTGTAGAAACGTTAATTGTATTCATTGTTGTATTAGTTTGTTGATTGATTGATTTGTTGTGAATACTTAACATAAGTAAGATAATTTTATTTTTCAATTTTTATAAATATTTGTGTTTTTTTATAAAAAAATCGTGTTTTATAAAAAAAATATAAATTTTAGAAATATATATCCTTATGTAATCATGTGGAATAAAGATATAATATATAATATATATATAATAATAAGCAATGATTTCAAATGAGCAATCAATACAATTGAAATACGGCGATATAATAGAGATATCGTCTCCGTCTAACGATGAGTATCATCAGAATAATTATTACATAACGTATATAGACGATAATGAATTGGAAATTATTAATGTAGCCTCTATGAAAACATATACACTATTTATAAAAGAAAATAAATTAACAGATGAGTCTATTATCGCAATATATTTATTAAATCGAAGCGAATTGAATGGTTATGCTAAACAGAACAATATACATACACATACGTGGTTGGACATACACATCGGTGGTGATATACCAGTTATTATCACTGGTGAAATTACAAATTTAGAAGAAGATATGATTGAAGTTACAACCTTTCCAGAAGGAGATGTAATATATATAGATTTTGCTTACAAAGGTATTCCGAAAGACATTCCTTTCAAAAAATTTGTCATTCGAGAAAAACCGAATCAGGCACAAACCAATTTTAAGAAAAACACTACAAATCAAGAAGAATTGTATGAAGATGAAATTGAAAAGGCAATAGAACCAGGATTATTTGAATCTACTGACGATGGTGAAATGATAATCAATGTTCCAGAAAACGCAGTTCCCGACGAAAGTATAAGAGATGTATTACATGAGATGTATAACGACGCAAATAGTATTATTTTCGGGGAAGAACTTGATGACATAACACAAGATATAGAAATACCAGAACACCAACAAAAATATGGACTCGAAATTCAGACGAATGACATGATGGATGAATTATTATCTACTATACCCGATAACAAACGTTCTGACAAAGTTAGAACTAACATTTCAACATTGATTAATCGATTTAAAGAACTAAGAAAGGAATTTTCTAGATTTGACAATAATGATAATGTTGTAGGTTATATTTATAATGGACCACTATGGAAGCCGTTAGTAGAAAAACTCACAAAAATAAACAAAAACATTAGATGGATCATACCAGTAGTTCAACAACAGTCAAATGTGTACATTGACCAAAATAATGATGATGACGAAGATATCGACGTAAATATGTTAGACCAACAGCAAATTATGTCACGTGAAAGCGAAATATACGATTCGTATAAGAATAACGCCAGTGTGAGTGCAAACAAGTATTTTAAACTTTACTCCGATTTGGATAAGTATAATAACAATTTTAATACAGTAAATGATGATACTTCATTAATTAATAAAACAAGGGTTAGTTCTGAGTTCGACGCTATAATAGACAATCTTGGAAATTTCTATAGCACCATCGTTAAAGTAAATGGTAATAAAAGTAAATTGGCGCAAAAACGATTTGTTATACAACGTTACAATTTAGGTCTTCAAAAACAAGACAGTTTTTTAATGAAGTCCGGAAAGACTATTTTCATTCGTAATAATATGACGCCAGACGATGAAATAAATATTAAATCATTGATTATATTACCAAATGAGTGTGTTGAATTCTCAAAGGTGGATATAATATCAACAAATATTTTGAAGAAATCACAGTATTCGCAACTATTCGTTTCACTTTTCCGCTTATTAAAACGTAACACTTTAATAAAAAATGATAATATAACTGATTTGGATACTGAAAAAAACACCGAAGATAGTGAATTTATCAATGATATTAAACATTATACTCTTGATGAAAAATATAATGAGGAACCTAAAAAATACGAGAAGTTTTTACAAACTATTATTCCGAAAACGAGAAATCTCATTCGAGAAATAAGGGATAGAGTGAAAAATCGTTTGACTATACATAGTTTTATAAAAGAACTCCAACCTTATATGATTAATAATAAAGATATTTCGTTTCAACAACACAATGAACTAAGATTCACTATCAATACTCTTATTAAAGATTTCAATAAGAACTTCATGGAAAAATCACAAACATATCGAACAATTTTATCATCTGTAACATCCCAAGATGAACAGATGTTGAGAATTGAACGATTGCTGTTTAATAATACAGAATTAATGGACTTATTTAAAGATGGATACAATGTAAATGATAGTGTGAAATTTAGAAATAGCGAATTTTTAAATAAATTGATAAAGGACGACAATTTGACATTGTTATCTGATATAATAACATCGATGAATATTAGAAATATAACGACCCCTGAACAGTTATTGAATGGATTTCAACCCATAGATATTGAAGATGAAGGAGAGAACGCCAAGATAAAACCAACGGATTGTTTGCGTAGATATCTTACCAAGAAATACAACACTTTAAATGAACTACAGAACGACAATACAAGTGATCCAATATACTATGATGATGTTTATGATGATACACCATATGAAATAATGGATTTGTATAAAAATGAAAATAAAGATATGGAACCCTCTTTATTCAAAGAATTTCTTGCAGAGAACCTAATGCAAAAACACGGTGTCAAACCTGATTATAGTAATACTATGGCAGAAATACTTATAGCTGGAAAAAAACCTATAAGTGACGGTGAATATGCTATATTAGAGTTGAAACCAGGATATGGAAAGGACATTGACGAGACGCTTCTTACACCAAAGGAGAAGAAGGCAAACGAAATTGAATCTGAAACCAGAAAAAAACAGGGGTATTATAAACGTAAAAATAATGTATGGATATATGATAAATCGATTGACCCAGAAGTGTTTATTGATACAAATGTGTTATTTTGTAACTTGGTAGACAAGTGCTATAAACAATCCTCTAATTCTCTATGTGAATCAATTAGTTTTTCTAAGAAGCGTATTGAACACCTGAATAAAACACGAATGGTGAAGGAATTCGAGAATCGTATGGATATTTCATTGGAGCAACTAGACGAGAGGATTAAACAAGACCTCATGAACGATTTCAAAAACATACGTAAGAATACCATGTTACAAGATATGAAAGACAATAAATATAATAATTTTGCCTATGATTATGGTAAAACGGTTTCCTCTATCGACATAATAAAATCACCACACGAGGGACTTCGTAAGACAATAATGGGTTTAGATGATTTTATGACACGACAAGGTTATATTAATAAGTTTGTATACGAATATTCTAGAGAACCACTAGCAGATATGAAAGAAAATATGAATTGGATGTATTGTAAAGACAGTAATACACCTATTATGCCTATTTCTATTGCTAAACTTGCTCGTGAATTCGTTTTAAAACCAAATAATTACGCAAATAAACTGGATGAAATATGTTCGATTTACGGAACATTGAGTGATGATGGCGATTCTATCGTCGATAAATATAGTGGATATATATTACGAAAAATAGATTTTCTAACACAAGACACATATAACGAGCAAGGGTTTGTCATTCAAACACACGATATAATGGAAAAAGATATGACTCTACAAATAACAGATGTTATGTTACAATATACGAAACCCGTATACGAAAATGAATTGAATACTACAATATACAATATTGCGTATACAATATCAAATAGTATGGGTATTACATTCGATTTAATAGAAGAAGGTGTAATACGTCTCTCGAATGAATTAATCGAATCCGTAATACTGAATGAAATAAAATATGACGAACAAATTCAACGAAAAGCACAGAAAACCGGTAAAAAAGGTATAAATTATGAAATATACAGGAATCGAAATATACTATGGATAGTAGCGGCATCATTGCTTATTAATATACAAACTATAGTCCCAGGTATTCGTTCCAAGAAAACATTCCCAGGATGTACAAGTTCATTTGATGGTTATCCATTGACTTCGGGTGTAGAAGACAAGTCAGGTATTGAGTATATTGCGTGTGTTATGTATAAATTGAAAAGTTCGGTCAAGCCATGGGATGCTATTTCAAAATTAAACGGTGATATTTATGTGCCTAAAATTGTGGAAATTATTGATAAATATATATTCGCAAATCGTCCCGATATAGCAGATTTATACACAAAAAAAAGACTATTTTTAACAGAAAATCCCGAGCAATTCATTCCAGAAGAGCATAACATTGAGAAGTGGAAACATTTTTTACCACCGATCGTGCCTTTAACAATTTCGAGAGTAGAACCACTTACGCGAGATTTTGAACGCAATTTTCTTGATACAATTAAACGAGGTCACAACGACCAGCTAAAAAAAATAAATATAATACAAAGTAAGTCATCGTTATTTGGTTTTTCCGTCGCGCTTAATATTAACGCCGTCGTATCTAAAGAAGAACCGTTACTTAAAACGAATGCCAATGTACCATTTTTAGAAAATGGTTGTTGTAATAATAATAGCGAAAGGGCTATAGATTATTTCATTGATAAAAACCCGATCATTCAACAGACTATTACTGCGTCAAAATCTATTAGCGATTTGTTAAACGAAATAAAAAGATATACTAGACCATCTACATTATTTCATAATGAATTTACAGGAATAAAACGAATAGTAGTTAAAGAGCAAACCACTGAAGAGCATATATACGCGTATATAATAAAACACTGTAATTTTGATAATGAATTACCCGTTCCTGATTCGTACAAGATTGTATCTGGTGAAAAACTTGACGATTTTCCACAACAAGGTTCAATAAATGACCAAATAGACTTTCTTAAAAGGAACGGTAAAAAATTTGGGATAGGGGATTTAAATCACTTAGCACGAATTATACGCCAATCAACTATGGAAAAAGTAGAAAAAGTAGAATATTTCACTCAAGTAGATGTAATGTATGATATACTTGAAAGTCTTGATATGAGTGATTCTGAAAGTGTAGACACCAATTTCAGAAGACATTTGAGAAATGTCTTAAAAACATATAAAAAAAATACTATGGTATCTGAAAAGAGAATTGAATTAACTGAATTTAAAAAATATTTATTTGCCTCTAATAAAAAAATGTTCAAAGAAATCACAACATTTATTAAAGAATACGGGAATTTGAATAAGTCTAAATTCGATAAGATACAAGATTCATTACTCTCTATATATTCATCCGATAATAAGTCATCCAACGATATACTGAATAATATTTCAGGCATAGAAAATTCCATATATTACTTTACAAAAGTGTATCCTGAGATAATATTGTCAGGTAAAACATATAATAAAATTGCGAAACACTGGAATTTGTCGGGAGTTCATATAAGGGACTTATCGAAAGTTATTGAAAACCACTGGAATGGTATTCTACAGTTTCATGGTGACAAAACATTGGTAAACACCCTGCAAAATATAACATATAATACAGGAGATATTTACAAAGTATTGTCTTTTATGCCAAAACATCTGAGCATTTTTAAAGAAATTGACATAAATGGCAAGATCGATGTGACTGAATTCTATTCACTCTTTGATAGTGCTACCATGGGATATATGTATGGCTACTTGTTTTTATCTGTTTTGTATGAATACATTTCCTCAGCAAATGACATTGATATGTTAAATTGTGATATAGAACTGAAAAAATCACAGGCAAGAAATGATATAAAAAATAATAAGGACATAACAATTCAAACCCGCGCGATCGACATTGATGACGAGAGAGATGAATTGTTGGAAATCGACATAACACCAAATGATGCGGGTGACTTAAAAAGGCGTGTCGCATCCGTATTATTATTATTCATGGAAATGCAAGATAATCAACGTAAATCATATATGTCATACCCTGATATATCTAAAAAAATACATAATTCCAAAGTTAAGGAAAAACAGAAGATAGTTACACAGGATTTAGGGAAATTGGATAACGATGTACGTAGAGTAGAAAATCTTTTGAAGAAATACAAAATGGGACGATGGAACATCGGACTACAAAAAGGGTTAGTCCATTATGATAAAAATACATATGATAGAGAACGTACCGAAATGGATGACGATAACTTAATAGCAGAAGATGTTGATGAACTGGAAGCAATTATGGAACGAGATATAAACCGCCAGTATGACGAAGAAGCGAATGACCTTAGAACCCTAGGTGACGATTATTCCGATGGTAATTATTATAATGAAATTCCAGAAGATAACGACTTTGGCGATAACTGAATGTTGTCTGTATAAACAATAATCGAGATAAAATATTATAATTTTATAATATAAATACGAATGAGTTTAGTAAGTATGAAATTTGTAAAAGTCAATAAATTAAATATTGCAGTATTGATATTCTTAATATTATTTACAATTGTCCATATAACCAAACCAGTTTTTATATATAACAATGAAGGAGGTTTTAGACAGTTTGGTGTGGGTTATAAGCATAAGACCGTAATACCTATATGGCTTGTTGCAATTATTTTGGCAATTTTGTCGTATTTATCTGTGTTATACTTGTTGATGTTCTGTTGATGAATTCAAAATATATTCAATTATACATATTTTGAATTAGTGTAGACAAATTAAGTATACACCATTTTGAGTAATCCAGTGGATATTAGGGTTGTTGTGATAAGTAGCGTTAATTCACCTATCACTCTTTTATTGATAGTTTCATTTTTTACATATTCAATAAAATCTTCTTTGGTCTTTTTTCCATCATTGTGTTCGAGTGAAATAAAAAAATCACTTACATAGTGAAACTCATTATCACTCTCTGTTGGTGTTTGTTCATTGATTATTTTTTCACTCTCAGTTCGCATTTGGTCCTTAATTATTTTTTCATAATTGTTTAAATTAAATATAGACATCAAAGGGTTGAAATTATTTGATACTCTATCACCGTTCTTTATAGTTAATGCTTCGAAATTATCACTGCGTATCCAGTTATTCATACCACCGTGATAAGCACTTTTTATTAAAAATATAAAATGTCCAATAGTATTTTCAAAGTACCCGATTAAAGCTGATGTATCGGGTGTTCCTGGCATAAATCTCATCAAGAACATTACGAAACCAACCAATATAGGTATCCATATATATGGGTGTTTGAGTTTATCGTTTTTATCAACGAACTGTTGATCGGTATTCTTTCCAAATTTGTTTCTATGAAACCATACTGGTATATAGGAAAACGCAATAAAAACCATTAGTATAATGAGGACCCATTTAACATTTATTACATTGAAGTTTTTTATAATTTCAATTGGAATCCATTTCCCTATTATACATATAGCAATGAACATAGTAGACATAAACGTTATGGTACTCACAAACAATATGTCGCGGTTATTTATTATTATTTCAGATGCCATACCCTCTATGTTTTTATCTACACATTCATTACAATTACCGTCTATAGATTTCATTTTTTTTTGGCGTTCTAGGTCTAACATTTTAAACGGATTTGGCATATCAGATATAGATGACATGTATATACTTTATTAGGATTGTTTTTTCGTTTGGTTAATATTATACATATTTTAATACTGTTTGAATAAACTGATAGTTATAAAGGTGGTAAAAACTAGCATGGTAGTTTCACCAATTGCTCGTTTCATTATTGATGCATTCAATAAACGTTCAAAAAAATCATATACATTATTATTGTTTGATGTTTCAAATATAGCGAACAATGACCCATCATTTACTGGTTTTATATTATTGTTATTGTTATCGTATAATCCTATTTCGTTGAATTTCACGCCTAAATTTTCAACGTCGAATATGTTTAGTAATTGATTTAGTTTTATAGTGGCGTTATCACCTTTGAATTGTTTATTTTGTAAAGACAATGTTAAGTTCGGACTACTAAAAAGATTAACAAAGAAATATCCAAAAGTATTTTCAAAAAAACCTATTATACTGGGAATAAATTTCAATATAAACATCGAAGCACCAACAATAGTTGCCGTTACTAATTTGGAAGGTTCTTTAATGTTCGCATCTTCTGGATTTACCATGAATGCCATATACGCAAACCAAATAAACAATAATAAAACCCATTTGTGATATAGCATTTTGTTATTCTTTAAAATAAGACTGAAATCAGTGTATAATTCTGTGAATGTTGCTTTATTATAATCTGGTTCCTTAAGGATTGTCTTGAAATCTGCTGTAAATAGTTTGTATGGAATATCGTATATTTTTTTCATAAAATATACAGCAAGTGGAATAGACAATACTAAAATACCAACAATAAAGCCATATCCTTCTTTTTTTGTTAAACCTTCTATTGTGCTACTATCTTTTGTATCATCTGGTTTTTTTCCAAATAGTTCAACTGTATCATTCATTAATACGTGTTATATACTGTAATGTTATTGTTTTTGTCAAATGTAACCGTTTTTTATAAATATATAATGTAAAGCATTTAGTATGAATCTTATAGAATCAAATGTATTGGATATCATCCAAGATAAATTGAATTTTTGTAATGAAAAAAAAGGACGCATTCGGCAATGGGTATTTAACGTCATTGGTTATTCATTGTTTTTTATCGTAGTGACTATAGTGTTATACTGTTGTAGGAAACAAAAAATGACTCCTTATGAAGAAGCCAATAAATTAAGACGAGACCAGGATTACATTATGTCTAAAATAAAACAATATCAAACTGTTAAACGACCCGATAGCACTAGTACTATTACTCATTTGCCAGTAATGAATAATAATGTATTGTAAATACAATTATATGAATGTATATAATATAATATAATATAAACATGTCTTCAAGCGAGACGAGTATTATAGAACAGATACGCGAGGACATTATCGCCAATAACAATACTGCTCAAATAATGTTTAATAATTTACTAATGGAGCATAAGCAACAAATTGAACGGTTGAATATACCATTTGAACTACACGGTGATTTAGACCTGTCTATAATAAAAAGTGAAAAATATAATAATCTTGTTCATCTGGTATTTAGGGAGGGTGAACTGACGAGTTTAATAAACATTCCCGGTTATATGAAAGTTATAGAATGTCCTCATAATTTATTGAAAAACCTCGTAGATTTACCTGGTTCTCTTACTCATTTAGACATTCGTGAAAATAGTATTACGAAGCTTGACCTTATGAAGGCCTCTTCTCTTGTTGTGTTACATTGTGAAGACAATGGTCTCGAAACTATAAGTAATTTACCTAAAAATTTAGAAGAACTTTATTGTGAAAAAAATAATCTTAAAGTATTAGACTTATCCGGAGTTAGTAAACTAAACACACTACACGCTTCGTCAAATAGTTTGCTTATAGTTCGAAATAAACCTAACTCTTTAGTAAACTATAAGAATGATAATAATTCACTTTCTTTGTATGATACAAATGTTTCCGATAAAGAAGTTACTACGAAAGACATTTTAAATAAAATTAATTACGCGGAAGCACTTGATAATTATTTTAGAATCAAACAAAAATATGAAAGCGAGTTATTCAAAGAGAAACGTAAGGCATTCGCAAAGGGTAAAACAAAAAAAGATGCTAAGCGGCGTTCAATGTCGGTTATTCCCAAATGTTTAAATTGTCGTAAATCTGGTGGAATGTCATTTAAAATAACCAGTGATAGTTATACTGCATCTTGCGGAAATCCACAGAACCCTTGTAAATTTAATATTGAATTGACTCGTGGGAGTTATATTTTATCGGAAACATATTTGGGTGTAATAGACGAGATTCTCGACGAATCAAAACGGATAATTGTGAAACAAAAAATGGATGCGTTATTTGAGTATATCAGTGAAGATACTGCTTCACGCATATTTAAAGAGACAATTAAACGTTATGAAATAGACAGTAGTTTATATAATACTGAATTGAAAAATTTTAATAACATATACAATAACACAAAACAGACAGACGATATAAAAAAACTGCAAGTTGTTATTTATAATATTAATCAGAAAATCAAAATGCTTACGGTTGAATATAAGGAGAACGGCAATACAAGCATACTAAAGGTTATTGTAAATATTTACGAAACTGAATTAATGCCTGAAATTGAGAACTTGCGACGACTTAAATATGATGTTATGGAAATGATTGACGACAAATTGGTGTTAATAGATGTTAATATTTCGAGACAGGAAGAGAATTACGCGGAAGAACCTATTGTTAAAAAATTTGTTTCTAATATTTAATTCGTAAATAACGTATAATAATAAATAATACGTTATTTTTTTAACATCCATTGTATGTGGTTACTCCGTCCCAATAAACGCCTTCACGATCTGCCCATTGTTTATTTACACATATGTTGTCAGATACAGTATATGAATTTATTCCACTATTGGGACCATTAGCATCAAAAGAATTATGAGTTATTTTTTGGTTTTGCAATGTCCAGCCATCGGGATAACTACTTTGAGACGTAGGAAATTTTTGACTGCGCTTATCTTTCAATATTAACATACTTGCAATCAATAAAATGACAATTAATGATACAGATGCTACTAGCAATGTAATTTTATGAAATCTTTCCATTTATATATACTAAATATATTTTACCTATAAGTTTACAAAGTAAAAATATTTTATGTTTTAATATTATATAATATGTCTAATTACTCGAACACGCCAGAATCAATACATCAACCAAATCGTATTTTAAATTTAGAAAGATATAATGGTCGCGTCAATATAATACAACCTCCTAATCAAGAAATTCTCTTCAAAATGACTGAACGAATCGCAATCAAAAATAAAGCGACAGATTACAGTAATGCTTTATCGGGAATGTTAGAAGAAACGATGTTATCAAGGGTGTTTTTCTGTGCAGACAATATAGATATGGTCCAGAAAGATATGCGTGTAGGCGTTTACAATATGTCTAAACAAACTTATATGGTTCCTGCTCAAAACATTAATAATCTAAAGACTATAATGCGTAGTATTTTTTTAGAAAACGCAAACGAAGGAGAAAATATTACAGCAGAGGTAGACCGCTTAAATAAAATGGTGTTAGAATATATTATCCCGTCAGTTTATAATGCTGCTGTCTCGCATGAGAAGTATATGCAAGACCAAAGTACTCTAATTGTTCCTCTTGAATTACCTAAGAATCATGATCGTGATTACAAACAGTTAGAAGTCAAGCAATGGATGTAAATATAATATATATATAATATACGAATACAATATATGAAAAAATCGAAAAATAATTTTAGTTTAGGTGGAGCAGCTATAGCAAGTGGTGGTTTTGGATGTGTTTTTCTACCACCGCTTAAATGCAAAGGGTCTGTCCGACCTGTAGGAAAGGTAGTTAGTAAATTATTAACAACTGATAACGCAGAAACCGAATTTAATGAGGCAAAAGAAATACAATCTATATTACAAAAGAATATTGGCATGGAGACGTATGCCCGTTATTTCATATTCCCTGAAAAAATGTGCGAACCAGATTCGTTAACGAAAGATGATTTGATAAATTTTGAAAATAAATGTAAGAATTTAACAAAGATAGGAATAACTTCAGATTCATTAAACACAACGTTAGATTCAGTTAGAATTATTGAAATGACCAATGGTGGTTCGGACCTCTCACACGCCATTAAACTTAATAAAACAATACCAGAGCTTGGAAAATTAAACAATAGTATTCTTGAATTACTAACAGATGCAATTGTACCAATGAACAAACTAGGAATTTTACACTTTGACTTAAAGTCAGCTAACATATTAATTGACGATAGTTCTCAATTACGAATTATAGATTGGGGTTTATCAGTTATTTCAAAGAATAATACGATACCAAGTGGGTCTACTTCTAGACCTATTCAATTTAATTTACCATTCAGTACGGTATTGTTTAACAAGAAAATAATGAATCATATTAACTTAGAGTTAAAAAAAATAAGTTTTGATAATAATTATAAACAAACAATTAAACCACTATTATCTCCAATTATTCATAAGATTGTAGTGAAATATTTTTCAAAATCAGAAAGAGGACATATCAATTATGTGTCCAAAAGTATTAAAGAATTGTTCGAAATACCAAACGAAAAGAATTTCTTTCTTTATAATTTACTATCCAGTTATCTTACAGAAGCAGTAGTAAACTTTATAAACCCAATAACCAAGACATTCGATGATTTAAAATATTTCAATGAAGTATGTATGCGAAATTGTGATATATGGGGTCTGATGACTGTATATTATGATATTTTAATGCATTATGAAACTATATTCGTGAAAAAACCCGTCGTATTAAAACAATTGCGATTGCTGGTTATTAGATATCTGTATTCACCCGAATTTGCAGGCAAACCAATAGATATCGACAATCTAGTTAACGAATTGAAAAATATAACGTCATTTCCATATTCTGTAAAAAAAACGAACGATAGTAAATTCGCAACGAATGCATTGCGCGATAAAAGTACTAGTGTCATTGATTTAATTTCTGCGAATACGGCAATTCCTTCACCTACAACAGTAATTCCTTTAGTTTCTAAACAAAAAAACAAGGACAAAAGTACTAATGGTGTCATTGATTTAATTTCTGCGAATACGGCAATTCCTTTAGTTGCGAAACAAACAACAAAAAAAGCAAGATGTAAAAATGGAACACGGCGTAATAAGAAAACAGGTAATTGTGAAAGTATTAGCAAGAACCAACCACTAAACCCATCAACGCAGATGGTATCTGTAGTATCAGTAGAATCGGTAGTAAAAAAACCTAAGGTTACTATTGGGGAAATTAATAAACAACAAAAATGCAAAAATGGAACTCGACGCAATACAAAAACTAATGAATGTGACACAATTACAGGAACACTTGAAATACCAGAAGAGGACATAATAGTGCCGAAACAGAATTTAGTAGAATCGAAACAGGATGTGGCTGAACCTCTTAGTCTGTTTGCCAGGTTAGGTTTTTAGCTATCCTATAAGTTATTTATTATATTGTTATAGTATTGTTTTTGTAAAATTGGGTCTATATCGGATTGTTACAATTACATAAATGCGGTTACTATTCATCTGCGTATTTCTTATTGAATCTATTTCGAAAAATCAATTATTACTCGACTTGTAAAAGTGTGTTTTTTTTTCTGTTATTATATATATCATAATAACAAATATGGCTATTATTAAAACAGAAATAATAAAAGGAGTCAAAACATATACTGTAAAAAAGGATATAAGTGATTCTGAAGCTGAAAGTAAGTTGTTAAATAAATTTGTAACTGCGTCTATGATAAATGATATTATAAAAGATGACGCCGATGTCTATACAGAAGAAGGCGGTTTATTGCTTAAATTTAGAAAAAAATCTCTGTCAAAACAACATACAACCTCTTTTTATAAGAATATAATTAAATTCGCATTAACTCCTACAAGTAACAGAGGTAGTGCTACGGGTAGTAAATCTAAAAATGTATATGACAACCCGAAAATAATGACTAATATTTTCGGGTATTTTGATAGGTTCTCACCAACCCAAAAGAAAAACTTTCGTATCGCAAAGCATAAACTTCCCCTTGAGGTGCGTGAGTGTAGATTTAATCGAGATTTTCCTGAATTATACAACAATACATTACCATTGATTCGTGAGATTAATAGTCTTTATGAGAAATATACGCCGGAACATTACAAAAGGCAGAATAACAAAGCAAAGGAAACTGCGTTTAAAATACCAGATACTGCGTTTACTACTATTACAACTAACGTAAATTTCAGAACGTCTATACATAGAGATAAAGGAGATGATAAAGAGGGTTTTGGAAATTTAGTAGTTATTGAAGATGGTAAATATAGTGGTTCAGAAACATGCTTTCCACAATATGGTGTAGGCGTAGACGTTAGGACGGGTGATATGTTATTCATGAATGTTCACGAAATGCACGGCAATCTTCCTATTACAATGATTGACAAAGACGCACGTCGTCTTTCTATTGTTTGTTACCTTAGAGAAAAATTATGGTTGAGAACCCGTGGTAAAAACGCAGCATTTGTAAAGAAACATAATAATACCGTTCGCAAGATAGGTGGAGGTAAAAAGATTCTCATTCTAAATAAAACAAGTAAAAATAAGAAATAGGTAATTCTATACATTTGAATTATTCAAATATATAGAATCATTTGGGTATTTCGTTTCTCTTTATTCGCGACATTCTGACTTCATGCATGCCGTTGTCTCTATGGAAAACGCTAACGTAACCAGGGTAATTTTCCTCTAAATACTCAGCAGCAACACGATTTGCGTCCAAACGTCCCTCTGTTACTCCTAGACCACCAGGTGCGTGTTTTTTTGCCTTTATTGTGACATCATTAAATCTCACTACACCACCATCTTTGATAAAATATTTTATGCTCTGTTCATAGTCTTCCTTCTCTTTGATTTTTGATGAAGGTTGTATCGTATTTGTTTTACGATTTATAAATCCGTATAGTGTGCCTATGATAAACTTCAAATCAGTTGTGGTCTTATTCTTCATAAAGAACGGATTAAATACGGGGTAAATGCCCCATATATATAGGTTCTCTTTCTTTAGAGTTTGAAATGCATTTATGAAAAATTTATGTACATCTAATATTTTTTTTAATTCTTTGTCAGATACCTTTTGGAAAACTCCTTCTACGTCATCGTCAATCGAAACTATGGATTGCTTTTCTGGATAATGCTTTATAATGAACTTTCGTTGCTCTGTTATGCCTATTTTACCAACAACAATTTTTCCATACATATGTTTAGGTATTGAATTTTTGTATCGTTTTTCTTCTGCTTTGTTAGCTACAAAAACATGAACTAAACTTCTTGGGACACCTCCATCTGAAAGGGTTTTTAATGATTTTTCTATTATTGCTTCTGGACGGTCGTATGATGGTATCGCAACGACATAGGAGTTTGTATGTAAGTTTTTTCTTGTTTTGCGCGTTGACATATCTATAATATGTGTAGGAAAAAGTTTATAAAAAAAAGATTTAATTTCTTGAACAATCGAATATATTCGTACATATTCGATTATTCAATGGCTAAAATAAAAAAAAACCATCCATTTGGTCTTAAAATACGCTAAATTTTATTATGTACAATTGTTTCTATTACTATCTCATACTTCGCAACCACATCCCTCCTTTGATCGATTTTATATATTCGATTTGATTTATATCGGTATCCCAGTCTTGGTCTTGATGTTTTTCTTTTTCTTTTTCTTTTTCTTTTTCTTCTTCTTCTTTGTCTTCAGACTTCGCGGTATCACATATGAATAAACTCATAATATCATCATATGTATATTCTGATTCGCATAATAATTCAGTAAAAGCATACAACCAATTTTCATCACTATCCCCTTGGTCTAAGCAATCTCTCGTAATAATACCATTGTTGCCACCTTTCACCCAGTTAAGAAACTTATCATTGTTTCTGTGAGTTGCTTGAATAGTCGGATAGAACGCATCAATATTATCTTCTGCCGAATTATCAATTAAATCCGGCATAGATGAATGGGTATTTTGACTATCACTATCACTATCATTTTCACTTTCACTTTCATTTTCATTTTCATTTTCATTTTCATTTTCATTTTCATTTTCACTTTCACTTACACTTTCACTTACACTTTCACTTTCACTTTCACTTTCACTTTCACTTTCATTTTCACTATCATTTTCACTATCATTTTCACTTTCACTTTCACTTTCACTTTCATCTACGTCCTCAATTAGGTTATATTTGACTGGTTCATAGTTAGTAAATATAATAGAGTCGCCCAATTCATCGATAAATTCATCGATCTGTTTCATTAAATAATATATAATTTTTATAATTTGTGGTATGAGTGACGACCAAGAGTTAATATTGTTGCCTATTTTTGTATTGTCATAAATGCATAACATAGACGACCAAAATATAAACATAAGCAAGTAAGATAATACATTATTATAAAATATATTCATAAATAGAACACTACATAAAATGATATTGAGTTTTTTTCCAGGGCGAATATCGAATATTTCCTGTGCTTTACTGAAGATAATATGTTCATCATCGACAATCTCGATTGACCAAGCACCACTAGGCATCATAGAATTCACCATGTCCTTTGACTTATAGATGAAACGGTCACTTGAATTATATTTGATGATATGATAATTATTCAATATGCCGCTTCCTATGCATTTATTATGGTCTAGCAATTTAGACGACCAGATATTTTCTTCTTCAACACCAGTGGTATGTCCGAAATAAGAGAATGGGGTTTGTTGAGAAGACATAATAACAATAAGTTGTATAATTGTTATTAATATAACACAATTATATTATTTTCAATTTTTATAAAATATTGTATAAAAATATGAAAATATAAATCAAATATTGTTTTGTATTGGTAATTCATATTTTTTTTATCATTATTTATCTGCTTTGTAATTTCATCTCGAGTTAATGTTTCGAGTTTGTTAAACGCGTTACCTTTATTAACTATGGGTATTCAATGTGATATCACATCAAATTTTATCGTAATTGATTTTCATTTTTATTTATAAATACTCAATAAATAAAATGTTTGCTTTTATTATTTGCGATTGTATAAATTTACTCAAAAAGCAATCCACAGTACTCCCCTACCACCTCTACCACCTACATTTCCGTTATTTGAACAACCACCACCTCCACCACCTGTACCATCAGTACCTTGCAATGCCCACTCTTGGTTTGCTTCACCGCGTCCACCTCCACCGTTACCTCCTACACCTGATATACCACCTCTATCACTTCGGCCACCACCTCCACCTCCACCTCCTCCTCCTCCCACCATTTCACCGAATATACTTAACCCTGAACCACCAGTCCCACCAGTTGTGTTAGAAGATTGACTGCCAACTTCACCGATGCCTCCGTCACCACCACCACCACTAGCATTTATACCAGCACCACCGTTGTTTCCAGACCATGCCGCATTGTGTCTACCGTCTTGATTTGCGCTTTCTACCTTTACTGGGTGAAACGCATCTATAAAATTAATAGTTTGATAATTTCTAGCCATACTTCCTGCGCCGGTGCTGTGCCCACCACTTGCACTTCCTTTCCAACCACAACCACCACCACCACAACCACCCGATTTTCCATATTTGTTTCTTGATTCACCACCACCATATGCAAAAAGCGATACAGAATAGAAAGGATCATGAAAAGTGGTATTGTTACCAGGTCGTGATATGTCAGGCCAACTGTCACCACCCTCACCAATATTGATGGTGTAATTGTGATTAGCCAAACAATAAATATATCCGTACCATCTACCCCCTGCACCACCACCTGCTCCATCAAAAGGGTTGGAGTGACTGTTGTTACCTGACCCACCTCCACCACCACCACCTATAGCTTCAATATAAACCCTAGTATTGTTGTTAAATCTAATAGAACCGTTTACAAGAAATTTATAAACATAATTGTGATTAGTGTTCGCAATACGTGTTCCGTTCGTGAGGTTAAAAAAATTACTGTCTTTTAACTGGAAAAAATTATTTATGTTCACTGAGTTATATGTAAAAATACTATCGTTTGCATTAGACGATTCGAGTAAGTTTATATATTTATTGTAACCGTAACTACGTGCTTTATATCTTTTTCCTATGTCAACATTATTTATTAAGAATCCCGTAGTTCTTGTATTTGCACCGATTTCGTAAACATTTTCTAAATCTATATTATGGTGAAAACTGTATATAAAACCTGACATACCAATAAATACTTATAAATTATTTTAATCATATGTAATAATGCGTTTGAAGTCTTATATTTATTTGTGATAAAGTAAGGTTAGTTATATAGATTTCGTGAACAACATTATTTATTAATATTACCTTTTTTAATCTTTGTAATCTTAACCTTATTACTAACCCCATTTTGAATCATCTCACGGTATTTTTTATAAATTGTATATTCCTTTTCTAAAGTATCCAATTCATCTAACCACATATTCTCTAAAGTCGTCTTTTTCAATAACTCCAACTCTTTAACAGCATTTTCATTATCCTTGATAATAATTGCTACATTTTCCTCCGTCACCGAATCCATAGGCATCTTAATTAAATACTTATAATCATCGTCAATTAAATCAAACTTTCGTTCACAAAGCAACTCGGTTACTACTACGGCATTTTTACGTCTTAAGTCTATAATATTATCCAGTGTCTCTTGAATATATCTTGCCTTGTTAGATAACTTAACCAATTTCTTCTCTATAATGTCAATCAAATATGCTTTACGTTTTCCATATACATACATACGCACTTTATAAAAGTCGTTTATTATCTCTTCAATTGACCCGTATTTTTTCAATTTGCGGTCAGCATCGAACATGTGCATGTTGGTGTTACTTAGGTTAGTTGTTAACTTAAGCAACTTCTCGATACCATTCACACCAGTTAGTTCGTCACATTTGGATTCTAACTCGTCTAACTTGCCACGTGGAAATGTTACCTCGAAATCTACAGACACTTCAGTGCAAACTGAGGTGAAATCGCGAATAGACGCTGGAACCTTACTCCCTTTTTTGGTGCTTCCATCCATTAATCCTTCCAGGAAACTGGTGTATGACATTGTCCAAGTTCCTATTGGTAATTCACTAATACGAATTTTATCGGTGCCGACCTTCTCATATTTACCCTTGACCAAATATTTATTGTCCTCTACCTTACGAATCGTGCCTTTAAATCCTTCATAATACGGCACGAATTCGGTATTGTATTCACGATTCTTCAATTTCGCACGGAGACACTCAATTATCTGTTGGGGGTTATATGATGGAATATTACAAGAGAAACCTGTTCCAATGCCAGAAATACCATTCATAAGAGCGAATGGTATAATAGGGACGTAATACTCTGGTTCAACCAATGTTCCATCATCATCCAAATAAGCAAGAACGGCATCGTCAGCTTCTGGAAAGATTGACCTTGTCATCTTATTAAGCAATGTAAATATATACCTCTCACTAGCAGAGTCGTCGCCGCCATGAAGACGAGTTCCAAACTGACCATTGGGTTCCAATAGATTGATATTGTTTGAACCAACGAATGTCTGTGCCATATTCACAATTGCACCATTCAATGACGCCTCACCGTGATGATAGGCACTGTGCTCTGATACATAACCGCTAAATTGTGCAACTTTAATCTCACTTGTTAATCGACGTTTAAACGCAGCGAATAATATCTTACGAAGTGAAATCTTGAGTCCGTCTACCATATTAGGAATGGACCGAGCACAATCATATGTGCTGAAATGTATCATTTCATCGTTAATAAACTCTTCATATTTCACTGATTTTCTGGATGTATCCAGGAATGAGTTTTTATTATAATTTTCCAACCAAGTTTTACGGTCATTGGCACGTTTTTTGTTGAAAATTTTATCGATGACATCATCACTTTCATGTCCATTATAAACAAAATCAACTACCTTCTTGTTTGCGAAATACTCCTTAAATTCACTTGATGTAGAAGTACCAAGACCCTTAAAATACTTAATCGTCCACCCATTAGTATTTCCCATTTCGTCTTTCCAATTTTGGTATTCACCTTCATTATAAAATACCTTTACTTGTGAACCCTTCTTAGCGCGCAAAATAGGTGTGTTCATAAATGAAAGGAATCCTGGAATACGAATTAGTGACGACCATTCACTATGGAATAGGTTTATACAAAGTCCTTTAATATGTGAACCATCTGTATCTTGGTCGCATAAAATCATAATTTTACTATATCGCAAGTTACTGTGAACGTCTTCAATTGTTGTATATTCCTTTTCATTTTCGAGTCCGAGTATCTTCTTCAAATCTGTTATCTCTTTATTCTCAGCAACCTTGGTGATTGCTTCTCCACGAACATTCAGTAGTTTTCCCTTGAGAGGATAGATTCCAATCGTATTTCGGTCATCACTTGATAAACCAGATACAATGCCAGACAAAGCACTCAATCCCTCACATAAAATTAGAACGCATTCGTTTGATTTATTCGTTCCGCTGTAATTTGCGTCTATCAGGTTAGGAATTCCTCTAATCGACTTGGTCTTGGAACCATCTGTATTTTTCGCTACCTCTTTATTTTGCTTCGCTTCCGTTAGAGAACACGCAACATCCATAACGCCCATTTTAGCAACTTTTTCTATAAAATTATCACTTACAGTACATGTAGAACCGAATTTACTTGATGGTGTATTCATAAAGTCTTTGGTTTGACTCTCGAATGCTGGGTTCTCGATATCACATCGCAAGAATAATATTAGTTGCTCTTTGATTGAGTTTTGATTAACTGTTATCTTCTTCTTTTTCTCAATATAAGCAATTAATTTACGTGTTATTTGACCAATTATATAATCTACGTGTTTACCACCCTTAAATGTACAAATACCATTTACGAATGATACTGCGGTGAATTCGTGTGTTGGTGAAACAGATACTGCGTATTCCCATCGCTCGCCGTGTGATTCGTATACTCTTGTACCATTACCTACACCACCCGCATTTTCGCCAATATACATATCAATGTATTGTTGGAAATTTTTAACTGGTACCAGTTCGCCGTTATAATGAACCTTTACCTTCTTTGCCGAATGGTCAGTAACCGCAGCAATGTCGTATGTTCTCTTCTTCAATAAGGAAAACATATCTGATGTAATTCCATTCGGCATGCCAAATCGCGTGTAATCTGGTTTAAAAGTAATACGTGTATAAGGTTTCAAGCTCTTTGTCTTAGTAATCACTGGTTCGCAAATTGTATCTAGATTATCCTTAAACTCTTGGACGTACATTAACCCTCGACGATGGTCTATGGTTTCTACCTTCCCATATGTGGACCATATAAGTACCAATTTAAAACCGAACCCGTTTTTACCTCCTACTATACGCTTCTCAGTTTTATCATAGTTAGTGGACGTTCTCAAGTGTCCGAAAATCATCTCGGGAATCCAGATTCCATACTCAGGGTGTTTGGCTATATCAATACCATTTCCATCGTTCTCCATTACTATCGTCCCGTCCTCACTTACTGTTACCGAAATATTAGTTACCATTTTTTTATCTAGAAGTGGCGAGTTAATCATACGAACTACGTGGTCGCGACAATTAACAATGCCTTCGTCAAATAATTTGTATAATCCGGGAACATACTCTATGTTTTTCAAAATAATTTTATTTTGAATATTGTCGTGAACCCACATGGATGCGTCCACTGTTTCAACTGAACCAATGTATGTATCGGGGTTATCGAGAATGTGTTCTTTGTCTGTTTTGCGTTGGTATTGTTTAGCTAGGTCTGTCATGTTGTCTATAGTAACGTATTTATTGTTTTATATTGATTTATAAATTATTATCAATTTTATAAAGGGTGGGGTCTTTGAATAAAACGTATTTTTAAGTTATAATATTTTCATAATATATATATATATCTTATGACAGAGAATGAAGTTGTATTTGATTGTTTAAAAAATAGGTCACGCCGTGGTCGTTCAGGAATGTCAATGTGTGTTGATACATTGACACAGAAAGGTAATAAACGTCAAAACACGTCGACTGTTGATACTCAACAAAGTACTGCAATGCGTTATGCCGAATATATTCGTATGAATAGTAAAACACAAATTGTAAACAACAACGGATAGTTGTATTTAGAAATATTTTTCTCTTTTTATAATATATATATTATGAAAAGACCTACTAGACGCGATGATGGTATGTATCATATAAAAGGAAAAAAATATCCCGAACTTTTTGGTTCTCGTGTACAAGTTTTTCGTGGTAGTGTCTATAAGACTACGGGCGGGTTGACAAGTGGTGATCTTATTATGAATAAACACGGGCGCATTGTCTCTGCTATCAAGCATAGGACTGCTAAGAAAGAGAAACGCCTTCAAAAAGCAGGTTTTTTAACTAAAAAAGGTAAATTTGGCTTTATTAAGTCTGGAGGTAGAACTATGAAAAACCATTAAGGATACGAGTGTATAGAAAATGTATTGAAATAGTATAAAAAAATAAATTTAATAATCAACTGTAAAATAGTTCATTATTCACACATTTGGAGAGTTTTGATTTTACATATGTTATAAAATCTAAAGAAAACGGGATTGTAATAAAAATGGTTCTCTACATATATTGAGAATTTGTAAATATGAAATGAATCGTCAAGCATTGAAGAGATAACTAATATTATATTTAGACAATAATAAAAAAAATAATAAGGATTCTATTACAATCATGGAGAACCTATAATATTATATAACAAAAACTTATAATAATTGACTAATATCAGCAAGCATATCCCGATAAGTTTATTGTTTATAAAATCATATAAAATTAAATGACATTACATAGTAATATGGAATTTAATAATCTCGCAGAACCATTTACTCACGAAGAAAAAACAAAGTCATTTTTGTATTTACAAGAATTTTTATTAGATAAAATGAATAAAAATGAACAATTCTTTATAGGTCGATTATCCGGTAACGAAACGAATTTATGTGGGACAGTCCTTTCGGGAAAACCTATACCAATGAAATTGATGAATGAAATGCTTTTAACTGCAGGAATATACATGTCATCCATTGACGATATACGACAGTTTGTAAAATTGTATTGTATTGCGTGTAATAATAGTTCAATAATGTCTATTTGGTCTGGTGGAATGTATAAACAGGCAAAACCTTTTTACGATTTTTTGTTTAAAATTAACCCAGACAAAAAACGTATATGTGCACAAGCACTGGAACCATATTATTTTATGAATCACGTGGATTATAAATATGATAATATTTATAAAAATAAGAAGGTTCTCATAATTACATCACATAAAGAAACTACAATAAAACAATTAAGAGAACAACGAGACGTATATGATAAACCTATCTTTGATAAAAGTACACAATTTCATGTTTATAAACCAGTTCAACAACATTGCGGTAATAATGACGACCAGTCTTGGACGACACACCTTGCGACGATGCAAACAGAATTAAAAGAATTAAATGACAAAACGCATTATGACATTGCCTTAGTGAGTTGTGGTGGATTTGGGATGATATTATCTGAATATATTTACTCCGAGTTGAAGTCGAGTGTAATATACGTAGGTGGCTGTTTACAACTATTTTTTGGAATTAAAGGCAATCGATGGAAACATGACCCAGTCATATGTGGATTTGTAAATGAAAAATGGACATCTGTATTAGATGAAGATAAACCTCCTAGCTTGAAAGGTAACTCTAAAATATGCGAAGGCAATTGTTACTGGTGAACTATCGTTATTACGAGAACCTTGTTCATAATACACATATTTTACATAATTATCGGATAATATGTATTCATTATTTTACTTATACACAGTACATCATGATTATTATCCACATAATCGAAACAATATTCTTTCGCTTTACGAATACTATATGGGAAACTCATATTTGGTAATATTTGTCTATATAATAATGCTGGTTTTAGTACGGTATTATCCACATTTATAATAATAGTGAAGTTCTCTTGATTACAAGGTATTTTCCAACTATTTATTGTTGGACGTGGACTATCTGTGGAAACTAAATTGATACTTGCGTATCGTAGTTCATAAGGTTCATTTATCCACGGATGTTCCTGCGTATCGTGATAACCAAGAGAACACATCATTCTAGGCATTTTCATTTGAATTTTATAATTATAACCAGGTTGGATACAAGCTATTAAATAATTCGCATCGCTATTTGTAAGAGAACCAGATGGAATATTCATAAAGGTGAACTTATTGTTGACATTACACACTGTTTCTGTGTTGGGATTTATATTTTGCGAAAAATTAGTTAAAATATTTTCCTGTTGTTTATAGTTTATATCACATACAGGAAAAGGTTCTCCGTTGATATCGGTAGAAGGTGGTAGTCCTCCCCAATATCGAATTGTCGATAAATTGTTTATGAAAGGTAATTGAAGATGCGAATTATATATACGATAAAGTGAAATGTATAAACTATGTGGATTCAACTCTAAATTATAGAAATATTTGGTATTTTTTACAGTGAGGTTCTCTAGACCAATAAGTTCTTCATCATTAATATGGTATGTCGCTTCTATAAAATTACCAACTTCATATACCTGAATAGAAAAATAATCAGCATATGGATGTTTTTGATAAGAGTATTTTGAAGATTGTTGGAGAACCATAGAAGAAATATTGAAAAAAGAAGTATTTTGTGGTATAATCATTCCAAAATAAACAGCTGTCTTATCAGGATATACAATATTAAAGTGGTTGTCTAGAGAATCGAAACGATAATTCCAAGAACAGTTTATCGAATGCGCAACATATATATAAGTTAAAAGTAATAAGATTATCATTTTATGATAGCGTGATGAAAATGTTATATAGATATAAAACTATATAACATTACTTAGTCTATTATTTTTTATTTTTATACATATTATAATAATAATAGATATTCAACGTGATATATCACACAAATACCAATTCACAGATTAATTAGGCACTTACCTTTTTCAATATCAGGTTTATCAAATTTACCAGATTTCCCTTTATTGGTTGGGTCATATAACATAGCCCAAGAGTCATTACTTTCCCAATCAATTTTCATACCAGTATATTGTGGAGTCTTTATATACCGTATTGGATAATTACTCCTTTTATAGAAACGCTTTCGTTGTAACCATTGTCGCTGGAATAAATCATGACTATCTACTATATCTACTATAACAGGATTGTCATGCTTTACACGGAGAATACGACCAACAGATTGCGTAATATCTGTTTTTGGACTCGCCATTACCAAAATACTTAGTGTCTTTATATCCAATGCTTCGGCAGCCATAGCATATGTAGCAAGAACAATTTGTTTAGTTTCTGTTTCTTCTAAAGCAACCTGTTTCATTCCGCCCACATAATAACCAACTGTATTTATTCCTTTATTAGTTATAGATTCATATAAATAAGTTAATAAACATCTATTATGACATAAAACCATAACTTGGCCATCAGGGTTTTCTATTAGTAAATCGTGTACTACACGAACTACGAAGTCAGACCTCGGACCGAATTTCGACAACTTCGATATCATCGTACTGAATTTGACGTTTCCCCTATAGTCATACTCAACTTCATTAAATTCGGTATCAGAAGTTATAAACTCAATTCCACGAACATTCACGACATCGTCTTGTTTACGTAACATAGAATGTATCTTGGGTCCTATAAACATATGTAGTAATTTAGTAAGTTTATCCTTTCTCTCAACGGTTGCTGAGATTCCAAGCATATAGGGAGTGATCGTTTTGAGTAGTGTTTTCGAAAACTCTTCACTACCAATGCGATGAACCTCATCGATAATTGTCAAACCAAATTGAGAATATACTTCTTGTGGAAATGTCTTATTATACATAGTCTGTATCATTCCAATAACAATGTCTTTATTATCACAGTCACAAACGCTCGCTTGTATCTTACCAACCCGAGCACCAGGTAAGAATTCTTCGATTCGCTCTATCCATTGATTCATAAGGAACTCCTTGTGCACTAATATCAGTGTTTTCTTCTGTAATACTTCCACAATTTTCAGAGCCATAACTGTATTATGAGTAACTGTGCAATCACCTAATACAAACCGTCTATTTCCATCGATTTCGAAACCGTAATATGTATCGGTTTGTTTTTTAGTTACGGATATATTATAACATAAATGCATGATACCGCGTTCGTCAATGTTTTCATTTCTCAAGTTAGTAATGTATGTATTTATACGTACACACTGTTCTCCATCTCCATCTTCTTCAGTTTTAGCATTATAACCCAACGAACGAACAAGAAATAATATATCCTTTACTAATTTTGGATACCCATCTATATTACGAATTAGTATAAATTCATCTTCTTTAAAAGGTTCTTCGTAATATTCATATGCTCCATCTATTATGCCATTCAATAACTGTTTTCTAATGTGTCTACTATTTACCTTGTAGTTAGATGGAATCACACGACTAAATGTTGATATTTTATCATTATTTTTTCTCATATTGTATCCTAACCAAAACCCCAAATAATAGGGGTCGCATTTAACATCTGAATATGGGAAGTCAATTGCGATTCTATAACCCATTAAATTTAACCTTAAATTTTCATCCACTGTTAAAAATTCTTTTACTGATATATCAACAATAGTTCCTTTTTTTATCGTTTCGTCATAATCTATGTTACTTTTAAGTGATAAGATATGACTTTCATTTACTACATATTCTTCATCGTAGTCGTCGTCTCTAATTATGTACATTTGTTCTACACCCCGTGCTAAAGTCAATACTTTTCTCGGGGTTGAATCATCTCCCATTATTAATTCGTTTACAGTAATTTGTTGAACCATATTTATTGACCCATCATACATTAATATTGGTGTGTTTTTTGCCAAGCATTTCCCTGCACCACAATATATTTCTAATATGCCTCCTCCGCCGGTATCTTTATTTGAAACGTGCTGTGTATAAATATCTACAATATGTTCTTGATAATCGCGCAATTTACGAGGAAATGTAACAGATATATCTTCTCCCTCTTCTATATCACTGCGTTCTGGCATACCATATCTTTCAATACCATAAAATTTAGGTATATATATTTTACTCGCATTTTCTCTATAAACAGGAAATGCGGTTTCTGTCGTTTGTACAAATGATGGTCCAGGAAGTTGTGGTTTCAAGTACAAATCTGCCTTCAGGAATTGTAATTCTTTTTCAGGAAGGACCGAAATTGGTATAGTATAACCTTTTTTACCAATATACGAAACCGTTAAAATGGTTTGTTTCGTAGTATCATCTAACTTATATGGAGGTGACTTAGGAACTATTTTGCGTTTTGGTGACATACAATGACTGTTTTTAAATGTAATAGATATTGTATTTATTCAATCAATTTTTCTTAGTCTTATTTTTCTTAGTCTTATTTTTCTTAGTCTTATTTTTCTTGTGTTTATTGCCACCATCCTGTTCTATCATAAGTTGTTTACTACTTTTTGAACGTTTTTTACTACTCCTTACCGATTCATCTAGAATAAAATCTTTCACAGCAGCTTCATATGCCATAATGGCATTATTTTCTTTACCATTTTTGTTTCTTTCCTTTATATATTTTAAAACCTCTCGTCCTTGTCCTACCATAAGCGTTCCAACAAGAGTTATAGTAGCAGAACCACTCCAGTTTAACCAATATATAGCATGTGTGATTTTCTGAACATTTAAGGAAATAATAATCGCGTGCTGATTAAGATCACTCGTTTGGAACATACCATATAATCCCGTCACTACATTCTTCATCGAACCAGTGGAAATTAAAAATTTATACCAGCCCACTTCATCCCTTACATCTGTTAATCGTCGTTTAGTTGCGCTCGTTATAATATCTACAATCGCCGTTCCGTCTAAACGTAACATTTTTTTCAATATTGGCTCAACATTTTCTTCGCCTATCGTATCAGATACAGCCATTTTTAAAAAGACTAACATAACATATGAAGTAACTATTGAAAATAAGACCATAGTTATTAACATGTAAGGTATTCTATAACGTCGTTCCTTTTTAGACGCATCGATATTATAAAATGATAATATATCGTCACTGTTTTCGGTCAATTCATTATTAGATGGTCTAACTCCACCATTTGTGGAAATCAAACCAGACCCCGCAATAACCTCATTCATTTCTAAAATATTTGACTTAATATATTCATCTATTAAATCCAATGTAGCATCATCATATTTACTAATATTTTTTCTTATCTTTTTACATATTCTTTGTATGTGATTGTCATTTTGTTCAAGTATCTTATTTACGATTTCGTGGATAGATTCTATCAAATTCATTATATATATAATATGTATATTTTAAACTAAATATATTGTTTGATAAAATCCTCTCGTGATAAAACGGCAACGCCAAGTTCATTCGCTTTATCTACTTTCAATGACGTCTCTTGTGAATTTTTAATCAAAACGGCAAAGGTGTTTTTACTAACACTGGAAACTATTTTACCACCAACGTTAATAATTTTAGTTTCTAATTCAGTATCACGAAAACCTGTCATCAATATAGACTTTCCGAATAATGGATGACCCTCGTCATATTTCTTTTCTACTGATTTGGACATTTCATATAACTTATATTCAAGTTCGCATTCTTTTATAAACGCAATAAATTCTTCTATATGACTTAAAAATGACTCTGCTGACTTCTTTTCAATTCCACGAATTGCTATAAGTTTTGTCAATTTACGTTCGCTTGTATCTAGTACGTTGGGGTATTCATCCATAATGAGTTTCGTTTTCGTCGCACTAAACCCACGACCAAATTTATTAGAAACACCCATTAAAACATATAATGGAGCGCCAATAACTTTTTGCTTTATTCCTTCGTATAATTTATTGGCGGTCTTTTCTTTAAAACCATCAATCGTCAAGTAATCTTCCTTGGACATTTTAAGAATTTTCGAAATACTATTATAACCAGAATTTATCATCTTTTCTACATTTTTATCACCTAATCCATCAACTTCTAAACCCTTGAAAAAACCTGATATATTCTTCACAAGAACAACGCCATTAGTATCTGTATTCTTAAGCATAATATCTACGTTAGAATCATTCCATATATATTCTTCTTTCGGCATTTTGGCGTTTGTAGCAGGTTGCGTAACTGCTTCAATTTTAGGAATAACGTCACCTGACCGAATGAGTTGTACAATCGCACCCACTCCAATTTTATTTTCTTCAATGAATTTAGCATTGAACCCAGTGGCATATTGAATGGTAACTCCACCAAGTTTTACAGGCATAAATTGAACACGAGGTTTCAAATAACCATGTTTACTTGGTGACCAAATAACATCAACTACATGTGCTTCTGTCATTTGGTCAGAAAGAACCATTTTAAACGCAAATGTATGCTTAGGGTTTCCAGAAACGCGAGGATATACTTTATCATTTGCTATTATAATACCATCTACTTCATACTTGTCGTTACGGCGCCAGTCTATAAGAATACTGGATAGTATTTCATTCGTAATTGATTTATGAGTTTCGTGATGAACAAGGTCAACGTCAAGAGTTTGTATGTATTCCATCTGCTGAATGGGTCTAAGATTCGCAGGTTTTATAACTTCATAAGCTACAAAATCTATGTCATCTATACGTTCATCTAATGTTTTCTGGTTAACTACGCCAGCTACCATATTACGTGGGTTAGAGAATTTAACAGCATATTTAGTTTTAAATTTATCCTTTTTAATAATGAATTCACCACGGATTACCAAATTCTTATTCTTGGGTAGGCGTAATGAAGGAATTAAATGACTTATATCTTGACCCACTTTACCATTCCCTCGTGTATATAGTTTAGGTTCGTCACCTTCAGTTGTATACATTCCACTAACGCCATCCAATTTACCAGAAATTAAGTAGTCTCCCAAGTATTCTTTAGTCCAAGACGCTAGAATGCTTGTATCTGGTTTAATTTTATCCATTGACCACATCTCGTAAGGGAGTATTGCCTTATTTTTGGTCACTACAGCACCTATTTGTTCTATTATTTCGTTGTTTGGGTATTTTGTTTTAATATATTCGTGTAATATATCATATTCGGCATCGCTCATAACCGGTTTCGACCCTTCTTGGTGAAATGCTATATCTGCTGCGTCTAATATTTTCATTAAATCATTTTCGTTCATCTTTTCTAATATTTTTATCCCATCATTTTTATAGTCGTCTATAAATTCATCTACTTGCCTACTTGGTTTATTAGAATCTTGTAACTTATTTGTTGGTTCTATCACTTTAACAACTAAGTTTATGCGACTTCCAATTGGTGGTCCTCCTGCAGATGCGACTATAGCGGTACCATCTACGCGTTCCATAGGAAGTTTATAGTCTATTTTAAGAAAATCAAATATAGATTTCTCTGTAGGAAAATTCTGGTCTAACTTTTCACCTTTCTTTTTGTTTTCCATTTTCGAGAAACCGTGTTCGTTTAAAGTATAACCCATATTAAGAGCTCGCTCACGCATTGTAGTATTAAACCCTTTACTGCCTGTGAAATATAGTATAGAGAAAGCAAACTCATCAGGAGATGCATAGAGAAAATCAACTCGACGAGCATATTGACTATATGGTAATTTAGTGATAACAAGACATTTAGTGTTTCCTCGTGAAAGAACTTCGATAATGATTTTCTTTTCAATCAACGAATCAATGAATATTTTGAATGTATTATGGTGTTTTGATGTAATAATTATATCTATATCTCCGGAACTAGGCAATCCTCGTCTATAACTACCGACTATTTCGTATCTTCCTTCTGGGTCATCCGTTGGAAATGAACTCGCTATTTGTTTTTCGAAATCTACGATTTCATCGCGCGGGATACGCTGTAAAATATCATCATAATACTGCAATCCAATCCTTTGTTTATCATTGAGTAATTCGTGTTTCCGTTTTTCAAGTTCTTTAATATTTGATACACCTTTATCTACTAGTTCTTCTGCTTTTTTTTCACCTACGCCATATATATTAGAAAAAACATCGATTGTTTTTTTCTTTTCGACCACATCTTTATTACGTTCGAGAACATCCAAAGTTCCTGTTTCTTTATAATCGATTAATTTTTTATAAATAGTAGGACCTATCCCCTTCTGTCCTTTTAATTGATCTGGATTTGTAATATTTCCAATGAATGTAGTAATGGTTTCGTGTGCATTGTTATAAGCACGTGCGCGCATGAAATCTTTATTATGTCGCATCACATACGCAAGAGTCAACATTAAATCCGCATATAATTCATTTAATCGTTTTCCGTTGGATTCCGGTTCGACTCTGTCAACAACCACATTATCTATATTTGTTTGTGAATTTAGACTTATTTTCTTAGGCATTTCTATTATACCATATGAAATATTGTCTAAATCCTTATTGTGAATCTTTTTCTTGGTCCGCTTGACTTTTATTTTTATAGTTTGCCTTTTTGTTTCATTTATAACGTTAGGTAACTCCAAATCTTCTTTAAGCAAAGGGTTTGGTTTAGTAGAACTTTTGTTTGATTTATTAATGCTATTTTTAAGTTTTAAACTTGATTTTTTTTTAGTCTTATTTCGTTTTTTTATAAGTATTCGTTTGGTATTTTTGTTGATTTTTATATTAGACGACGGCATACAATGTATATTATGTATTTATATAATAACATTCATTCTTAAACTACCGAGAAATATATTTTCTACTTCTAAAATATAGAAAAATGAAATTTATCGCAAGTCCATTAGAACTTATATTATTTGTAGCATTTACATTCTATTTAGTATTCCAAGTAGACACACCACAGTTATTCATTCCTTATATTGACAGTGGAATAGGTATTTTTACCATTGTTGGTATAGCATTGTATTTATTCTTATGTACTAATCCTATATTAGGAATTGTATCTGTTTTTGTAGCTTATGAAGTTTTACGTCGTAGTACGGTACGTATAAACCGAATTCAACTATTCGAACCAAATCCTCATCAGAATAAAGTTGACGACGAGATGAAGGAGATGAACTCACCTATTATATTCACACTTGAAGAACAAATCGTCTCGACTATGGCTCCTTTATCAAAATCAAACCCTTCAGATTATTTAGTAAGTTCATACAAACCAATTTCCGAATCAATACACGACGCAACAGAACTATAAGTGATTCACTATTTCATACGTAACAATTTACATATGAAAGGATAATAATGATTTAGTTATTAACGCGATATAAATGCACTCAAAGCAGCTGGTATATACGTAAATGCTCTAATATTTGAACCATTCTCTCTGAATTCTTTTGTTTCGTTACACATTTTGTAACCATTTCTTGGGTAAAAACTATAGAAGAACATTTCATCATTCTTGTATCTGGTAATTATTGTAGCAACCATTATAATACCTATCGTCATTATCAAAGAAAGAATTCCATTTATCCCAGTAGATAGCATTACAATAAGTGGCATTATTATTGTACAAATAACGAAAATGTAATTGAATGCTTTAACCATATAATAATTATCAAATTGGTGACCATCATCAACGGTGCATTCCTTACGATTTGCTGTTATTTTTTTTATTGCGATTTTATAAACTCCAGGGACTGTATAATATGAAATAAATGCGGAAATTGTCAGAGTCAATACAACCATAATCGCTTTCATAGATTGGTTCTCTCTAGAAGTCATATAGCCAGGAATTGATATATGTGTATATCTATTGAAATCCTTGTTTAAATAGTCTTCGCTGAATTTTCTAACATTCATTAATTTATAATTGTTTCCTGTGGTTCTAATAGCAACTAATATAGCGTCTTTTACCTGGTTCTCTTTAGTTAATGGTTTGTCACCAGATACTTGGTCTCCTGTAATACTATCAAATCTTCTTATTTTACGCTTTGAATCACTTGATTTGGAAAGATAAGTAATAACTATGTCTATTTTATTTTTCGCAAACAACTTTTCAAAATCAGCTGTTATCTTATTATCTTTAATATCAACGTGTTTGTAATTATTATTTGCAATTGCAAATACAATGTCATCAGTTCCAGTAAGAGTATCCCTTTTATATATTCCACCCAATTTTTCAATATGCTGTTTCAAATTTTTAACCTCTGCGTTTAACGCATTTCTTAAAGTTTTATTATTAGATAAAACGTCCTCTTGTAGAATTTTCACACCATCTTCTGCTATAAATTGTTCTGTATTACTAATGTCGTACATAATATGAAACTTCAAATTGAATACACCTCCTTCATTTGGAAAGCATTCCATTTCTGGATTTTTAGATATTCCTGAAGTTCCGTTAACATCAGAGGTTCCAGAACCAGTGCTGGAACTACTACTTGTTAAGCTTTTTAAAAATTTGTTACCATCAACACTTGATGAATATGTAGTAAACATATTTGCAAAATCGGTTTGAGACAATGGTAAATGTTTTTGTTTATTTTGTATATGGTCATTGAACGTGTTGATCGTACTTTGTTCCAATTTGTTACAAGCACCCTCAATAATTGGTTCTTCAGTTATATTATTACTTATTGGCAATCCAGACGATAAGCGAATAACATATACATTAGTTTGAGTTTCACTCGTTTCCATAGTAAAGTCAGTTATTTCGCTACCAATATCTAAGTCTAACGTTTCATTTATCGCCATTCCCATTAATCTATCTATTTCGCTTACATTGCCGTTAGAAACTACTAAAGGAAAAATAACAATCGCCTTCTTTGGAAAATTACTTGTTGCTGTATGATGTATGAGTAATTCATTCGGATTTCCCTTTTTAATCTCGATGCGTTCAGCGACATAAGACACTCGTTTTATACCATTAGACAATACTAAATTCGGGCTATTCGGTTTTCCGTGATATTGATAGTCTGTGTCTGATATTTTACGAATAGACGAAGTATTATAATTTAATTCTATATCCTTTGTTCCTTTCACAGAATACATTCTTATAAGTTATATATAGAAAATCATTATCGGTAACTAAACAATAATGATTTTATTATTTGTCGTTTTTTTCTCCTTGTTCCTGGTAATAAAACTCATAGGGTTTTTTTATGGGGTCCGTTACTTTATGTTCTGGGTTAGTCAAAGCAGTAAGTTCTTCTTCTAATGTATTCTTTAAAAACTTATCCACTTCGTTTAAATAATCGTAAAAATCGTGAAATGTTCTCACGTCGAATTCTACTTTTCGTTTGTTTGTTTTAGTTGCTGGAGTAATATAAACGTCTAGATTCATTAATCTCTTCTTGATTCGTTTTAGTGTTGTTGGTGATTCTTCTAACGTTATTGGTAGTTCTGATATTGCATTTGGTTGGGTTGGTGATTCTTCTGGTGGTTGTATTGGTGGTTGTATTGGTGGTTGTATTGGTAGTTCTGATGTTACATTTGGTTGCGTTGGTGATTGTGATGTTTTTTGTTCTCTTGACGTTTTTGTTGATACCCCTCCCCTTGTTTTTTTTTTATTAACAAATACCTTCCTGGTTTTTTTATTTCTTTTTCTTGACTTAAAATTCTTGTTTGTTTTTATAGTAACCATAACTATACTATTATGATATTATTATTTTACATAATATTTATCCCTTAATTTTTCCATATCTTTGTCTGGTATACGAGTTTTCGTAAAAAATCTAATCTTGTCTTTTAATTCTAACAATGGTTGTGTATCGTCACCCCCAATAGAATCTGTCAACATTGAAATTATAAAGAACAAAGAATACATGCCACACTCTGTATCTTCTAATTGATGTTCTAACGCATTAAATTTATAATCCATTTTTATTCCTTTTTCGTTTGATTGTTTTATAATTCTATTAATAAGAGCATTTATTTCAGGAGGTGTTTCTTCACCAGTGCTATTGAAATAAAAGATAAAATTATGTTCTAAATCTACGAATAATGAAACCCAATGAGAACCGTTCTCATAATGTTTATCGAGGTTAAAAATAATACCGATTTTAGTCTGTTTATTTTTTAAATATGTATTAATGTTAAAGTTACATAAATCATTCTCAACGCATTTGTAATTATATAATTTAGTATCAAAGTCAATAAAGGTTGGACCTATGAATTTAAACTGTGTATATACTTCTTCGTATTGCTCAATAACCGCAAGGATATCAAAATTAGATAACCATTCATTTTTATTTTTATTCCATTTTTTCGGATATATAGGACGGTATAAGTAATTATCAATGTTGTCCTGTAAATGCTTTGGTAATACTTTCATCCAACATTGTTCGTCATTGCATTTGGTATCATTCTTAATATGTTCTAATATCTTGTTTGGTTTTTTCACAGTGATTTTTCTAGTTGCATTGATGTTGTAGTGGTATTTAATTTGTTCTACAATGTCTTTTGTAAAGCATGTATTACCAATAAATCCTTTTAAACCTGGTTTACATTTATTGATATTTACTTGATCACTACCGCCACCATTTTTTCGTGTATTTCTGTTTCGATCCCTTCGTATAGTATTATTTTTAGACTTTGTTTTTCTTAACATCCCGTCTATATAATAATAGATATATATTGTTATAATTGAAATTAGCGTTTTCTACGAGCAAACATTTTCACATCATATTTTATAGCACCGTCACCCCAAAGCGAATTGGATTGTTTGTTTGGTATATATTGGTCGTCATCGCTATCTATTTGAAAATTTGAATTACTCATGTTTATATCTTTTATTTTTTCTTCTATATAGTCACAATTTTCAAATATAACTTCATCATCATTATAATTCGAACGATTAAAAGGATGTTCGATTTCTAACTCTTTCATATTTATATATTTAATACATTCCTTTAATAAACAATCAAACAAACGTTTAATTTCTACAGAGCGCCCATTCGTTTCTGATGGTAGATTGTTAAATTCTTCATCAATAATATCCTGAATGACAGTTCTATATTTGAAAACATCCTTTTTAAAAAGCATTTTCTTTTCAAAGTTTTCTGGGTCCTTGTTTTCTAAATATTTATTATATTTTGGTTTACTCATCAATAATTCCATTGTAATTTTATCAACATATTCGTTTCTTGGAATTTCATTATTTGATACGTCGTGGTCCATAATATACTTATTATATATATTATAGTTTTAATTGGATTACGAGAATGTTTATAAAATTATCACGGATTTATTCTGATTTTAATGGTTTTGTTATTAGACTCTTGTTCTTTATTTTTGCGAGTTTTCATAAGATTATTATTTATCTTGTCTTGTTCTTTCGCAAGTTTCTTGTCTTTTTTATCTTGTTCTTTCGTAAGTTTCTTATCTATTTTCTCTAGTTCTTTAACAAGTTTCTTGTCTTTTTTATCTTGTTCTTTAATCAGTTTCTTGTCATTTTTCTCTTGTTCTTTCACGAGTTTCTTAGTATTTCTGTCTTGTTCTATAATAAGTCTCTTTTTAAATTCATTGTTGATATTGTTAATGCTGTTCTCAAGAAGTTTTTTCTCATCTTCAACTACTTCTTTTAATAAATCATTATTTATTATATCGTCATAATCACCCGTTTTTCTTAATATTTTTTTAATTTGTTTAGAATTTTTCAAAAAATCTTTTTCAAGTTTCAATTCGCGTTTCATTTCAAGTTTCAATTTTAATTTCAAATTTTTTATAGTTCTATTCTTGTTTTTGACATGTTCGTCTTTTTCTTGATTTATAATTTTTATAGATTTGTTCATATGCTTACGAGCGTTAGTTGTGAGTTTGCTGTTTATTTTCCGGAATTCTTTTATAGTAGACCTTACAACATTTTTCTCTATATTATTCAAATCGTCATTTTTAATCATATCTTTCAGTTGATTAACTTTTACTTTATAAGAGTTAATTTTAACGTTCAATGTTTCTGTAAGTTCTTTTATTTTTTCATCAGAATTGTGTATTGCCTCTATATATGGTATTATGTCCATATGTGTTTTAGTCATTTCCACGAAAGACGTGTTAGTTTTAATACTTTTCCCACATTTATAACGCAAATTATAATAAGCACTCTCTTTGAATTTCTTCCATTTTTCCGGATTGTTCTCCATGATTACTTTTACCTCGTCTATATTTATTTTTTTGTTATCATTTATCTTTTTAATATCATTACGTAGGTCTTTTATAATTCCTCGAATTTTTTGAACGTGTAATTTGGTAGTGATAGATACGTTACGCATATGCTTCTTAGTTACATTATTACATTTTGTTGAATATTGTTTTGCTAGTTTTTCATTTTCTAATATATATGGGTTATTTTTGCATATATCAAGAAATGATTTAAACTTATTTGGGTCAAGGTCATCTAATTCACCATTGACAATATCGGCAATCTTACTTATTCGCTCAGTAATAGGTCGTATATCAAAAGCAGCTTGGTCTCTCAAAATACGAACATCGTAATTATATACATCTTGTATTTCAACTAATGGCGTATTTATGTGTTTTATAATAGGTTGTGCGAACTGACGGGCATCTTTTTCGCGGTTTAAATAACTAACGACTCCTGTAATATCATCATAATATTTTTTAATACCAGTTGGTGTGAAACGTATAGTATCGGGATTCAAATATTTTTGAGTAAAGTCATCGAAATGTGTAGGTAGTTGGCTATCAATTGGTTTACATAAATTGATTAGTTTTACAATTTCCATTGGATCACTTGTAATTGGTGTTGCAGTCATAAGCATTAGTTTTACGGAGTCTTTACCGGATACTTCATAAGAGTTCATAAGTGATTTATGAAATTCCTTCATATCGGGTCGTTCATTTGTAGATAAGTCTTTACCGCCATATAACTTATGTGCTTCGTCAACAATGATGAGAGTTTTTTTTAGTGGGTCGTGTTCTCCATTGATCTTTACAAGTCGTTCATAATTATTATTCTTTTTACTTACAAGATTACTGAATTGTTTATAAGACATAGGTCTTATCCGCCATGAATTTGACAATAATTTCATACGTTTTACTTGTTGTGATGGTATAATCAAATCTTCATCATCTATTTTTGAACGCAGAACTTCATTACATACCATATCGAACATGTTTTTCCAAATATCATTTTTCAATGTAGCTCTTGTGACCCATAATATAGTATATCCTTGTTTTTCGAATTCATTAGATGCGGTCGCTATAGCACTACATGTTTTACCAGAACCAGTAGAATGCCATAGAATCATTCCTTTTGTATTTGCTTGTGGTGTAAAGTATTCTTTTATAAATCCTTGGGTCGGGGTATATGTTAATAGTTTACTCCCGCCATCGGTAGTCTCACATAGGTTCTCCATCTTTGCTTTATCCCATTTATATTGCGAAAAGTGTTTATTGATATATGTTCGCATCTCGTCGTGAGATAATTCTGGTTTGGGTTCCAAACGAAGTCGATGTTCTAATAGTTTTTCAGCCATTGCGAAACCGATATCTATATTCATTTCGTCAATGTCCGGTATAGAATATGAATTACTTTTTTTAGCACCGCCTATAACCTTAAATGTGTGGATATTCTTATTTAAATCATAATCAATGGAACCATTAATGGTTGCGTTTTCTATATCATTGACAAAATTAAAGAGTCGTATGTCTAAATTCAACGATTTCATATACAAATCAAATGTTTTCTCCATCCCACTGAAATTATCTTGAACTTCTTCTGGGATACTCATATCATAAATATTCACATGTAATGGCCAACCATTAGTTGGATGAAACCGTAAACCTTTCTGTCCACAAGTCCTCGTTCCTCTTCCTATTACCTGTTTCTGGTCAGCATTTGTAGTTTGTGGTTCAAAAATGTGTATGTATTTGATATCATATAAATCTATACCTTCTTTAAAACCACTATCTATAATAATGAAACGAATATTCTCGCCGTAAATGTTATCTGGTCTTTGATTATACCTCTCTAAAATTCTTTTTTTTGTAACAACATCGATTGGTTGGTCAAAAATATTCACTGACGACAAAATATAAAAATTATTATGTTTATTTCTTTGTAGTTCATCATCAGATAACATTTGTATCTTATTAAATTTTTTCAATTTATTGTTTTTAGTATCTTCCGGATTATATTCTTTGTTCAACGTTGCAGCATATCCGTGTTTTAAACCTTTAGCAGCCAATACAGAGCCAATTACTTTGACTCCATAGGAACTAGTTTTCATATCTGTGAAAATCATATGTTTGTACAAAGTTCCTTCATTTTGCAAGTCACTCTTATCCAATGATTCGATTTGCTTCATTAATGTATATAATTTCGGCGAATTGTTACGTAAATCATCTAGAATAACTTGAGGGTTAACACTGTTTATATTATCAATTAAATTGTGTTCATTTTTTGATTTAGACCAATTCATTCGTTTTCGCAAACATTCTGAGTCGTATCTGACTATTGTTTTATCATTTATAAGTTTATTTATTTCAGAAATCCGTTCCTTAAATGGTATTCTGCCCTTTGGGTTCTCTAAATCTATGCTCGACATTGGCGAGGGTGTATTTGATGATACGAGCGACAATGTGTTTTGTGAACTCACTGTCGCATCAGACGGTGTTTCTGAATCAACTAATTCTTCTTCTGAAGATGACATTTATATATATATATAAAATTTAATTATCTTAATTAAGTATATATCAATGTCTGGTGCAATAATAGACCCAACTACACTAGGTGGCGGGAAACCGGGAGTTTCTACCAAACAAACCACAACTAGTTTTAGAAGCAGCGAAGATGCTACAACCCGTGGAGTATTAAGACGTGCGTGGAACACACCATATGCCACGGGTACATTTTCCGGACATAAGCGCGTTATTGGTCCTTTCCGTGCGGTGAATAATTTAGGTGATTTTCTTGGACGTATGAACTACTCAAGTGGAGGACCAAATACAGTAAAAACGTTGAAACCTGGAACAAAGAATCTAGGAGGTTCTGTTCCCGACAATAGTGATGGTACCGGTGTACCTGCTTCAAGCACTAATGTAAAATTTGTTCCAGACTCATCGGATTATATTAGATACAAGAAACAAGCGACGATGAATAGGAATTATAATGATTCTTCATTTGGTGGTGACCAACATAATGCGTCGTTTGTTCCTATGGGACGCGCTCGTCGTTAATAATATTATAGATACACAATATATACAATATTATGCATCTTAACAAATATATAGCAGAATTTTTAGGTATTTTTGTTGTTATAATAGTGGTTATTGTTAATGGAAACCCGTTTGTTATTGGTGCTACTTTAACATTGGTCATGTTCGCAACATCACCCATTTCAGGAGGTCATATTAATCCTGTAGTATCATTGGTAAAAGTAACATTAAAACAAATGGAACCAGAATTATTGGTTCCATATTTAGTAGCACAACTAAGTGGATGTCTTGCTGCCATAGAAGTATATCGTCGTTATGCCAAGTGAAAAAACAATATAAAAAAAAAACACGTTTATTATTAGATGATATTTAGCACACCATTATTATTCGGTTTATTTTTAACTCAACGTGCTATTATTTATAGTTTTACAATGCGCAATGTACCACTAAATGAATCAAATATTGATATTTCAAATAACGAGATAAAAGTATTAGACGTTTACAATACTACAACTCCAAACCAGTTGTTGCTTTTGTCAGTATTTCGTAACTGGCGTTGTGAGTGATATAATCCATTATTATTACTATAATAATAATAATAATGTAGTTTCTATCTAGATTGTAGGTGATTGACCACGAAGATTGTAAATCCACTAAGTATATTGAATTGTGAGTTGGTCTAAAAATCGGCTGTTAAATCAAATGTAGTATCATCCTTCTTACAGTTTGACATTGAATACTCAGAATTGAAACGTTCGAAGAAATTCGTTTTAGTTTCAACACTGATCAATTCCATAAAATCGAAAGGGTTGCGAGAATTATATAACTTGTCGTATCCCAATTGAACTGACAATCGGTCTGCCACAAACTCAATATATTGAGTCATTAACTTGGCATTCATTCCAATGAGGCGGCAAGGTAACGAATCAGTAATAAAATGTTTTTCAATCTCAGTTGCGTCTCTTATAATACCCATTGCTACGTCTTTATCTACGCGATTTACCAACTTGCTGTACATAAGGATTGCGAATTCTGTATGTAGAGCTTCATCACGTGAAATGAATTCATTTGACAAAGTTAAACCAGGCATCAAACCACGTTTCTTAATCCAGTAAATCGACGCAAAACTACTACTGAAAAAAATACCTTCTACACACGCGAATGCGATAAGACGCGAAGCAAATGTAGCACTTTCGTCTCCCATCCATTTCTCAGCCCACGTAGATTTCTCTTCGATACACGGGAAATTCTCAATTGCCCTGAATAATTTTCCCTTTTCGGTTTTGTCTCTAATATATGTATCAATCAATATAGAATACATTTCTGAATGAATAGCCTCCATCGCTCCCTGGAAAGCATAAAAATTTCGCGCTTCTGATAATTGAACATTATTTAAAAAATTAGATGAAATGTTTTCCATAACGATTCCATCACTACCCGCAAAAAAAGCAAGCGTCATGCTAATGAAATGTTTCTCGTCTTTACTTAATTTATCCCAATCGCCAAGGTCTTTTGATAGATCTACTTCTTCTACTCTCCAAAATGAATCTACATGTCGCTTGTACATGTCATAGATATCTTGGTGTTCAATCGGAAACAGGGTGTATCTATTCTTAGATTCACGTAAAATCGGTTCGTCAGTATTATTGTTCATTCCTAAAGATATATAATAGTCTATAAAAGAATTTTATAGTATAATTCAATGGTTTACGTTTAAGTTAATTTTATATAATGTAATGTAGTATAACCAACCTATATGATAGTTTAGAAACATTGAAACTATCACGATACACCTATTTAGGATATAATTTCGCGTTTTGAAAAAATTATATCAAAACTATATATAATGTCGAAAAGTAGGTTGTCAAATGGATTAAAAAACGCACAAGCGCGTTTGTTAAATCAAAATTCGAAAAAAATACTCAATAATGTATATTTGTTATACATTGTATTAATTGCTGTAATTACTGATTTGTTGTATTTAGTTTCTAGTGGTGCAAATAGTAATATTATTGTTTTCGTTGTGGTCGCTTATGTTGCTTCGATGTTCTCTAGAAACATGACAGTTGTATTAATTACAGCTTTAGCGATAACCAACATTTATCATCTCGGCAGAGGCATTGTATTGAAAGAGGGTTTTGAAGAAGGAAATACTGAAGAAACAGACAAAACAGATGAAACTGACAAAGCGGATAAAACAGATGAAACAGATGAAACAGACAAAACGGATAAAACGGATAAAACGGATAAAAAAAAGACCGATAAAAAAAAAACAACAGACATGAAAACTGACAAATTACCCGAAGAGTATAAGAAGACACTAGAACAATTAAGTGATCCTGAAACATTGAAAACTATTGAGGGTCTTAAGTCACTAGAACCACTTATTGGGAAAATGGAGAGAGTTATTGGAATGTTCAATTAGAAGTCTATATTATAATTTCCTTATATAATATAGAGTAGGACTATGGGAATGTTTAGTTTTATTACAAACCCTGTAAATTATATTCTCGACGTCGTCGAATTTATTATATGTTTAATTGGCTATGTAGTTAATGTTTTTAAATGGACAGGTCTAGCAGTAACCGCAATTATTAAACTGAGTATTGCTATGCCCTTTTGTTTCTTTTTTTATATATTACACGTATTTATCGAATTTATTTTATTTATTGTTTTTGATATATTATTAATTATGATTTTATGGCCAAGTAAAGCATTAGGTGAAGCTTTGGGTTATCCTATACGTATACCTATAAATAATAGAGAAATTAGAAAATTTAAATCTAATTTTACAGCGCAAAAACTATATAATTATGCTATGCCAAAGGTAATTTTAACATGCTATAGTTTCAATGGACTAGAACCTTTCCCGAAATGGAATTTGAAAATTCCAAAATACAAATAAATGTGATTATCATGCAATTTTAATATTGTAATAATATAGATAATATAATCAATCATATGCCTGGTAAAAAACAATATAAATCAAAACAAGACGATGGTTTTATTGAGGATTTTAAATCATTTAAGAAAGCGTTTAAGAAGGCAAAAAATAAAGTAAAGAGGACAGCAAATAAGACAGTAAATGTAGTAAAGAAGGTAGCAAAAAAGGGGGGACCATTGAATGCAATAGCGAAGGCAGTAGCGAAGGCAGTAAATAAGGTGGTGAAAAAAATAACAAAAGCTGTAACAGATTTTTTTCTGATACCTATAAATTTGTTAAAAAAATCAATTCTTAAACCTTTTACAGGGATTAATGACGGTATACGGACCATTATATGTTTCGCAATATTCCTACAATTGGTATTCAAGTGGTGTGCCGAAACATTTGTTTTACTCACTAAGTATTTTTTTGCTGCACCATTATGTTTTGGGTTTTGGATTCTAAATTCGTTAATGTTATGTTTACAATATATAATCATTGATGTAATACTAAGCGTTATTTTAAAACCAGCAGTTTATATAGGGAACGAATTAGGTTATCCATTTGTAGGAGATATTAAAATTACTAGGGATAATAAGAAAAACTTGTATAAAAATACCAATTTAATACAGATTGCAATAAAATTTATCGACAGCAAATTAAAATTGCCATTTAAAATATACGATAAATGTTTCGATATTGGTGGAATAGCACCATTTCCAAAATACTATTCATAATTTATGATTATATCTTTGTGTATTATATAATCATATGCCTAGGAAATGTGTTCCGGGTGTTATTTGTATTGAAAATATGACTTTGTTTGTTTTAGTCGCTATCTTTATTCTTCTATCAACTATATTTTATAATCAATATATGTGTCAAGGACAATCCAAAAAACAACGGATTAAGACGCGTATTATTCAGCAATCAAGTATCATTGGAGCCACTACTCGTGGTGACATATTAAACGACCCATATACACCCCCGTTGAAAAACGATGGATATTATTTCCGCGGTGATTCAAGTGATATACGTGGCGTTCCTCCGCCTATACAGGTGCCAGTCAATATAGAAACACGTGGTATCACAAGTAGTTATTCGCAGATTGGTATTTTAACTAATAGTGGCCCAGAAACCCTCATATTACCCTTAATGGGTCGCAGACATATGGCGGGTCGTGATAAATGGCAATATTATACTATTTCTAATACGGGTATGGTGAATACTAAATTACCTGTAAGCGTTAAGGGTAAAAGTTGTACTTCTGAATATGGTTGCGATTCGATCATGAACGGAGAGCAAATATTTGTAGAAGGATACAATAGCACATTTAATGCTACTATTTACGATAATGGCACGTTTAGTTATATACCACAATTATAATAACGTATACGATTTTTAATCTTAATAGTATATAGATAATACACTATTAAATGGCAGAAGGGATTAAACTTAATGAAATAGATGTCAATATAGAAAATGACCCATTCGAAAATATTAAAAGTATAATGGAACACATTAAAAGTACAATGGAAGACATTAAACAAAAAAAAAGTAAATTGAATAACGTCGTAATCAAGTCATTTAATGATTTGAATAATAAAATAGGTAAGGATTTTTATAGTAAACTTAATAAATTTATTGGCGAATTAAACGAAACGAAACGCGTGAATGATGTTATTGGTAACGCATTGGATAGTATGAACAATAAAAAAAATACAGAACTTGATAATTCTATAATTAAATCATTTAATGATTTAAATAACAAAATAGGTGATAATTTTTATAGTAAATTTATTAGCGAAATAAACGAAACGAAACGCACGAATGATTTTATTGGTAACGCATTGGATAATATAAACAATAAAAAAAATACAGAACTTGATAATTCTATAATTAAATCATTTAACGAATTAAATAACAAAATAGGTGATAATTTTTATAGCAAATTTAATAAATTTATTAGCGAAATAAACGAAACGAAACACATGAATGATGTTATTGGTAACGCATTGGATAATATAAACAATAAAAAAAATACAGAACTTGATAATTCTATAATTAAATCATTTAATGAATTAAATAACAAAATAGGTGATAATTTTTATAGCAAATTTAATAAATTTATTAGCGAATTAAACAAAACGAAACATATGAACGATACTATTGGCAATACATTAAATGCTACAAACAATAAAAAAAATACAGAACTTGATAATTCTATAATTAAATTATTTAATGCTAATATGGTAATGACAAATAAATGGTTGAATCGTTATTTTTCTTTAAACAATGAATTAATGAATGCTATGAAACCAGACGCCAATATTGCACGTAATTTGAGTAAGGCGCCTACATTTTTGCCAAATATTGGTATGGGTGTGATAACGAACAAATTTGGAAAAAGATATGGAAATATGAAGGAAAAATTTTCAAACTTAAAACTTCCAGAAATACCAAATGTTTTACCACCCGGTTTAGATTATGATACATTTAATTTAGTCGTTAAAAATGAAAATGCAGAAAACGGAAACAAAGAAATGATATTAGACGAAGTTAAAAGGTTAGACGAAGGTAGAAATGTCGCCATCTCAACATAAGCTGTATGTATTATTATAATATCATTGTATAAACTCTATTGAAACAAACGTGATATGTGGAATCTAAATATAATATGATAATATACTAGCATATTATGTTGATATACATTGTATATGCAATTATAGGTGTATTAGCAGGTTTGTCTATGGGAATTATTGGTATGGGTGCTGGACTTGTAACTGTACCTCTATTATCACTTACTGGTTTGGGAATCAAGGAGGCTATAGCAGTTATAATGGTGATGCAACTTTTACCACAATCAATTGCTGGAGTTGTTAATTATCGAGAACATATAGACTGGATACCAACAACTATAGTTATTGTTGGTAGTTTATTTGGTATATGGTGGGGTTCTCATCTAGTTGTTTATAATTATATTAGTGAACGTATCATATATCGTTTACTGGCTGTATTCTTATTTGTAAGTTCTATTTACTTTTACGTAAATCATTGGTGAATATTATATTAAATATAAATATAATATTAAACAAATAATGGTGATAGTCATCAAATGTCTTTCTTTATAACTGCTTCGAATCAAGAAATGTTATGGAGAACCATACAAAAAAATTCTCTTTTTAACAGTACACTTACAACGGAACAACAACCGATTTGGTTTCGTGAGATTATTGGTAATATATATAGCGAGAACATCAACAAAAAACTGGACAATAACGACTTATTAGAACTTAATAAATCAACATTAAGATTTATGATTCATAGTTTGAAAGGACGTATTACAAGAGAACCTACGTTTATCGAATCAATAAACGATAGATTAGAACCAAAATCCACGTCATATCAGAGCAATTACGATAATCTCCAAAATAATTATGACGATATGCACAAACGTATCATTCCGCAGGAACCTAATTTCAAGGAAAAACTAGACGACGATAAAATACAAAATATAGAAGAACTTATACAACAGCAATTACGAGAACGTGAACTAGAGATGCCTAAACCACCAGTGGAATTGTCGATTAAAAACCAAGTTATTAAACATTCTATTATAACGGGCGTAAAAGATATATCTGTTCAGACAGATAATGACAATACAAATGAATTAAATGTCCAAATTCAGACACTGCTTATTAGGACAGATAATCTAGAACAGGAAATGATTTTTTTGCGGTCCCAAATTACAAAATACGAAATTATACATCAATCACAAGATGACCCAACACTATCTTTGTAATTGTAGGAATCTACCTATAACATTTTTGTTTTTTTTCTCATATTCAATTGACTTTATATTTGATTCGTGTTGTTTTCGCAATATAAATTGTTCGTGTTCTCTTTGTTGTCGCTTGATTATATCTTCAGACTCCTTAGACGACAATGGTGTAATATCTTGACGTCCTCTCTCTTGTGCCAGATCGTCTGTAGATTTATATTTTTTAACACTATCGTAGTCATTCTCACTCACAGAAAACACAGTCTGGTCCTTGTGTACTCTTCGCAAGTCGTCATATTTTAGTTTACTAAATGGG